GACTTAATAATACGGTCCCTTAACCTTTTTCTTCCGAAGCCTATCGGCTTCAATTCAACACCAAAGTAGCTCCTGCTTCGCAGGCATAAGGTCAACACAATCTGGTCAACACTGTGCTCTGTAGGTATCATGATGAGATAGCTACGCAAACTAAATCCGTTTCATTGGGATTCGGAGTTGTTTGTGGGCTTAGTTGATTGTGTATTCAAACCTTGGAGCTTATCATGACTAATTCAAACGTTGTTAAATCTGTTGTCCCTTCTATCACTTCTGCTATCTACCGCGCTAAAGAAACACAGAGCTATATGCAGCCACAGACTTGTGCCATTGCCGCTCTTGCTATCTTCCACATGATGACGTCATTCACACGTGACGATGTTGTACCAGCCATGGCCATGGTTAGTCTTGCAGAAGCCTCTATCAAGAAGGCCAACTCCACTAACAATGACCTGAAACAGTTCCACTATGTTGACCCATCCATCAACTTGATTGGACTGGCTAAGCACTTAGGTTATGTCAGCATTGCAGAAGATAAGTCATTCACCATGACTGAGCGTTGGATTGAACTCGTTTCAACTAAAGAGACTTGTACTCCTCTGACAGAAGCTGTGTCAGAACTCAATCGTCGCAAACCATTCATCAAGGGTGGCAAACGTAAGCCTTCCAAACTGATGTCAGAATGTATCGACTTCCTGCAATCAACTGAATACCATGTTGATGCACCAATGGTTGACATTGTTGGTGATGTATTGAACATGACTCACGGTGACATTCCAGCTGTGATTCAACAAGAACTCCATGTTTGGAACAATGCTCGTAACATGGTTCGTGAAGATGTGCTGTTCTCAGACTACTTCGCTGATAACCGTGGTCGTCTGTATCACGTTGCATGTGCTGGTCCAAATCCACAGTCATCTGACTTTGCTCGTTCACTCTATTCTCATAACATCGAGAACATTGTGAAGAAAGACAGTGCAGCATATCAGATGTTCATGGCTGAACTTTATGATATCTCTGGTGGCAAATGGACCGAAGCTCGCATGTTGACTCGTGTTGCTCAGAATCCAGCAGGCGCTCTTGCTCACATGTTACGTTCAGGTGATGCACCTAAGAAGCCATTTACCTACATTCGTCTGGCATTAGATTGGTTCAAGTTTGAAACAACTGGTGAATGTGATTCACGCGTTGGCTTTGGTTTAGATGCAAAATGTTCTGGTACTCAGTATCTGGCATTCATTGCAGGTAACATGACTATGGCTCAAGCAACTGGTTTGGTTAACAGTGAGTCCAAAGCATCCGACCCATATCAACTCTCGCTGGTGGAACTGATGAAACTCTTAGAGAAGTCATCAATGAATCCATCTGATGAAATCAAGGCACAGTATTTCAATCCGAAAGATGGCCGTAACTTCATCAAGACTCCATACATGGCAGTACAGTATGGTGGCGGTAAGAAAGCACTCACTGGCAACAAAGACTTTGCAACAACTGTTGCTACAATCTTCGGTGCTGATAAAGTTGACGCATTTGCTGAACTTGCTGTTGAAGCTGTAAAAGCAGCACTTGGTGAGAAAATCAACATGTTCATCGCTAAGGTGATGGAAGCTGTTGCCAAGAAATGTGAAGCAGAAAGCAAGCTGTACATTGATTACCGTCACACTGATGGACAGGTTGTTCATAAGCCTTGCTACCCATCTCGTGAAATCTGTGATGCATTCAGCATTCGTGTTGACTCCACAACTCGTGTAATCTTTGGACAACAGAATGAAGGTAAGCCTTGGATGATTCGTGAGACTCAGCCAACAGCAGAAGAATTCGTTCGTACCTTCGTAGTCAACTATATTCAAGGCATTGATGCGCTGGTGGCACGCACAGTTGCTAAGTATGCAAAGAAAGCTGGACTTCGTGGTTTCACTTCAATTCACGATTGTTTCCGTTGCTGCTTAGCAGATGCACCAGCAATGATGGATGTAATTCGTCAGGCATATGTTGAAATCTTTGTGAAGAACAATCAGTTCGAAGCATTGGCTAAACAGATTGGTGGCATTGATATGTTCCATACCAACATCGTTACAGAAGAACTGTTAATGAGCGAACACGCTTATTACTTCTGTCAGTAAGTTCCAAATCAATTAAGGGCTGCTTCGGTGGCCCTTTATTCTTTTAATAAAAACAAAATCCATTCCTCAACCCAAAGTGTTGTTGTAATATTGCGACAATATTTTGGCTTTAGTTGGATGTGAAGAAACAAAATTCTGCATGTCATTCTGTTATTGGTGTACAACAATATTCAGCATGTCAACTTAGTCACAGTGAATGTTACAGGTTTAGTCAACTGTAGAACTCCCTGAGACGGCTACTCAAAGTTCCAGCTTCCATGATTGAGTAAGAGTTTTGCAATTCAATATTGAGCAGATAGGATTGGTCAGCCTACAGGGGGAAGCGTATGTATCGGACTTCCGAAACGACTGTTGAGATTGGAGAATGTTCCATGTGAGTTATGAAATTTCCAAGTCCTATTATAATGGCCCTAACACAAGCCGGGACTATTGGAACTTTGGTGCTTACTTTGAATAGTGAATCCAAAATCGAGAAGTGAGTGGCATCCGGGTTTCGTTCCCATAACTAAATCCGTGGCCGACATAAAATTAGTAACAAAATTAGTGGCAGATTGGCATGTTAATATTGCCACGATATTGTGATTACTTCGGCATGTTAGAATGTGACAAAATTGCTAGTGGATTAATACCCTCGAAGATGCGATTTGACTGTCAATCTGGCATGTGCTTCGTTTACAATATTGTGACAAATATAGCATGTCAATTTTGCCACAGCTTTTGCATGTTATCACTGTAACCCGCGTGGTTACTGGCTTTGCTACTAACCTGTTAGCATAATCACAGGTACTGTCTTTGTGACAATATTGGGAACTTTAAATCTCTATTTCTTTTATTCTTTTGTTGATGGTCGGTTTACCGCTCCAAATTCAGACGCTTTGAATGTGCCAAATACATTCGAGTGCTGAGGGAGGAATGTTACCTGACCGCATGTAAATATTGTGACAATTTCACTGGATTTGGCCCGGTGAATTATGTCCTATTAGTTGCATGTGAATGACAAACAACGAGTTTATCTCACAGTTTATTCGCTGAAATTTGGCTGAGTAAGTTGCGAGATAGGCTCCAACTTATCATTAGGATGTACATATGGCACTATGCTAGTCACATGGTGCCTTTCTTAATTTGATTGGAGATACTAAATTATGGCAGTATTCGCAGCAATTACGTACAAAGGTCAGAATTGTTCCAAAGATGGTATGTTCGATTCGTGCGATGATTTGATTATTCACCTGTGGAAAGAGTATTCCAAGATTTCTCAGGTCGTTCTCATTGATGATGGTGAAGATGTTGTGTTAAACAACGTTGATAGTGCTGTCTCTTATCTGGAGCTATGGTTCAAATGAGATACAAACTTTGGCTGTACAAAGATGGCGGCAATCTCAACAATCTTGTAGTTCAGGACACTTCAATTGCGACCCACTGTAAAGGTGGATATATGTTGAGAAGCCAATCAATTTATCCCGAAGATGGTGGTAAATTGGTATGGAAGAATGCAGCATACCCAATAAGTGTTCATATGGCTATCAAAGATAACGAAGGAATTTGTATTGCAGAAGCAATGCATATTTCAACTTTGGATGCGAACATGAATTGGCGAGTTCTGGACTATCTCTGGAAGAATTGCAATGAGCAGGTTTGATTGTAAGAACAAACTTTATCGAAACATTGATGGACGTTTAATACTTCGTCAATGGATTGAACAACGTAGCGGTTGGGAATATTATCTTCGCGATTATGGTGATAATCAGTGGTATCGTGCTGGTAATCAACTTCACTGTGAATTTACGTGCAATTATCAAGCCAAACTTATTGGCATCAATTTATCAAATACAGGTTTATAATGAAAACAGGCGACAAAGTTGTGATGCGCAAAGTTGAAGCCTGTTTAGCTGGCTTCACAGCATATAAAATGTATACCGTTGTTTCTGGTCATGGTGAAGTAAATATGTCTCCGGCTGCAATTCGCCTGGGTACAATGCTCCATCATAGTGAGAGAACTTTCAATCTGGTGGATGACAATGGGAATACTCGGTTTTGTACCGTCGCTCATTTTCGTCTGTTCAATGATGAACTCAAAGGTTTATTTCAATGATAGCTAAATCAATGTTTGGGCATTTAGTAGATGGACAGCGGTTCAGTTTCTTGGGCGAAACGTTCATCAAAGTGTTGGAAGAATCCGACAAATACAACGCCGTTAACGAAAACAATTCATCTGATTGTGTTAAATTCGGCAAAACCGAACTTGTAGAGAAGGTATAAGTTATGCCGACACAGAGAGCAGCTTCAAAACCAATTGTTGTGAAGAAGCCGTGGAATGGTTCAAACATCTACGATGAAATAACAGTTGAAGTTAAAGGCGAAGTGTTGGCAACTGTCATTGTATTCAAGCATGGCAGTGATGTTGCAAAATTTGTTGCAACAATTCAGAAATTATTGGAGAAGGTATAAATCATGTCAAATCTTTGCGCGTTTTATTCAGTAGTGCATCGTGCAGAACAGGCCGAAGAAGCGCGTAAAGGCTTTGACGGAACTGTAACTATCCAAGTTCCAACATCTGTGATTCTGTTTGCAGAAAAGCACATCAATATGTTGGAGCAACAGCTTGCAAAATTGCAGGCAAAAGAAAATTCAACCGAGAGAGAATTGGTTGAACTCCGCTCAATCGCCAGTGTAGCAAAGGTTCACTACGCAAATCACAAAATTGATACTGGTCATCATCCAAAGGCATTTAATCATGTTGAAGCGTGACAAATCAGGTCGTTTGCAGAAAGCTCGTGTTCGTGTAGGCGACATTGCTACAATTGATAAGTCCAGCAAAGTAATGGGCTTAACAGCAGGCAAAGGCTACAAAGTTGTGGCAACAGCATTATCAAAAGAGAACAAACGTTCTCATGTTGGTGCTCATTATCAGTGGTCTTGTGTCACTGAAAATCATTTTGTCATAATCAATGACCGTGGTGAGAAACACTTTTGTTCTCTGACACCACGCAATCCAAATTATAATACGAAAGTGTCTGCAAGCTTATTTGGTGAGTGGACTGTATAACAATCCGGCGACATGCGTAAGTATAACCGACACAGGTTTTGACATATCAAGCTTGATTGGGCAACTGTGACAATCTCAAACAACTAATCTCGTGATGCGAGTGCAGAATTAAAAAGCCACAATGAAGTGATTTGGTGAAATACTCTCAGGGATTGAAATCAGTCACTGACTCAGAATTTATCACCTCTGAGTATTTCCACAATATCATTTAACATTAAACTGGAGATTGAAATGAGCTATTATGTAGATGAACACGGTGTCGTGGTATTCTTCAAATGAGAAACCAAACTTGGTGCAAATGCTGCCAAGAAAACAAGGATGATGAACAAATTGATACTGTTTGTCATTCAACTATGGCGCAATATGGTCCAATCGTTATTTGTAATGGTTGGTGTAAGGATTGCAGTCTTCAAATAATTAAAGATTTAATTGTTGATGACGACGGACTAAGAGAACCGAAATGAACAAAGGCTCACTAATCGCATGTAAGGGTGAAATCCGTGGATTCACTGTTGACAAAATTTACTCCATTCGTGCAGGCTTGGGCGATGGAAATATCGCTCGGACTGATGGTCGCGTTGGTGGTTTTATTACCAATGTTTCTCAAATGTGTGTTCGCGACGACAACGGAGAAATCCGATTAATCTCGTTCAATGAGAATTGGAAAATGGTGCGTGAAACTGAAAACACCAATCCAGTTCGTGTTCCCGTAACCCATCTGTACAAACCAACTCGTACAGGTTTCGTAGGACGTTAATATGTCTTGGGAAGAAGCACTCAAAGCCCTGCGCGAGGGTAAGAGAGTTAGCCACGAATATTTCACTCCAGACGAATGGTTTGAAATGAAAGATGGTCGAATCTATTGCGAAGGCGGTTATCCAATGGACCGCTGGTTCACAGGCGACGACTGGCAGTTAACAGGCTGGTCAATTATTTAGGCCGACAGGCCGTAGGAGCTACTCATGATTTTTGGTACTATTGGTAACGAACTTGTATTTCTGCAACGTTGGAAAACCAAATCTGGTCCAAAAGTCATGGGCCAATATCCTTGGTATTTCCGTGCATTTGTTTTGTTCGTGTTCGCTTACACAATTCATAAATATGGATTTGCTGTAACTCCGAATATGGCTGCAATCCTGCATTTCTTTGGGGCACTGTAATGCGTGGATTCTTTGAAGATGTTTGTCTTCCAGTATTGCTGTTTGGTTTAGTAATGTACGGACTTTGTCAAGCTGGTGCGAGCTACTATTGCCACCAAATTGGCAATATGTACGAACTAAATTCCAAAACAGTGTTGTTGGAATGTTATGTCGAAACTCCAAAAGGTTGGATGACAAGCGACGATTTCAAACTGGCACGATTGTTTGGCCGTTTGTGATGGCAAGACTGTCTAAAGAAGCAGACAACGAGTATCACCGTGAGTACGTGAAAACGAATTTAACAGTTCGTGAATCTGCTGCCGGTGATGCTGCAAAGAAACGTTATCGTGAGCGTAACCCAAAGAAATATCGGGCGACAACCGCAGTAAATAACGCCATAAGATTGGGAAGAATGATTAAAATGCCGTGCCAAACTTGTGGAAACACAAAGTCATTTGCACACCATGATGATTACAACTTCCCATTGGCTGTACGTTGGCTTTGCGACCGTTGCCATAAAGAATGGCATAAGCACAACAAACCAGTAATGTGAATTGACTGTGTATTCTTTGAGTACACAGAATTATTCAACATTAGTTGGATGTGAAGAACAGCATGTCGCTGTAACTTAAATCGTAAATTACTTAAATGAAGAGGTTCAACATGTCTACAAAAACTTTCGACGATACCAACACCGGCATCATCGGCAAAAACGACTACAAACAGAAGGATACTCATCCTGACCAGCGTGGCCGTTGTAATGTTGATGGTATCTGGTATTGGGTGAGCGGTTGGGATAAAGCAGCCAACGGTCGTACTTTCACTTCTCTGGCATTCACCATGATGACCCAGGCCGAAGTTGATACGATGATGGAAAAGCGTGCAGCCAAGCAAGCTCCACAGCAGGCAGCACAGCAGCGCCAGCAGCCTCAACAGCAGCAGACGCAGCAGCAGTCAGCACCACAGTCTCAGACTCCACCACCAGCTCAGAACAGCGAGCCAGCAATGGACTTTGACGACGACATTCCCTTCTGATTATGGAAAGAGATTACATTAAAGCCCGGGATTTAACTCCGGGCGATGTTATCTTACTGCGTGGTGACTGGAGACGTGTAACCAAAATCTGGTTGCATCACAGCTCACCATACAACAAAATCCACACAGTCAGGGAGAATGAAAGCGACAAGGCCATTGCTTTGTTCGAGAAAATTCCTCTGGATTTCGTATTAGGGAGAAAGCCGGTGCAAGTAACCAAACAAGTCCATTTCTGTTCAGCCATTGATGAAATGGTTGTATTGAAGCAAGCAATTGAACAATATGACGAAGCAAATGCTTTGCCGCCTAAAGTTCAATTGACGAACACCAACTTCGAAATTGATGCTGTTGTTGTTCAACGTGAATGTCACGAGAAAATGATGGCAAGTTTTAATCGCCTCAAAAATTCTATGAACGCGGTTCAAAAGCCATGAAAGTAATTCCACCAGCAATAGCCGCAATCATGTGGATTTCAGCGCTGGTGTTCTGTTACATGCAGGGCTGGAAGTGATTTTGAGAAGTCGTTCCCGATAGGGAGTGGCTTCAATTAAATTAACTTTAATCAAGGTAACACTGTGCGTAAAATTATTTTAGTATTAGGCTTCGTAGCATTAAGTGCTGGCGCAGTGGATTTCCCACGCTCCGAGCAAGAAGCATTTGCATTGCAGCATTCTCCTGAATACCAAACCATGCCAGCAAGCCAGCGTGCAGACGTTGAAGGTGCATTTGGTAAATCAAGTTATGTTGCTCACAACGACCCGACTGGAGAACCAGTAAATGCCAGAAATCCAAGCAAAGAATTGCCAGTTATTAATCAACGGCCAGCCGATAAAGCCGATAGACCTGTCATCACTGGAGTGGGGAACACTCCCGCCAATACCAGTGAAACCAAACTGCCTGACTCAACAGGAGTGGTTCAAACTGATGTACGGGTGCGAAACGAAGTCACCAACAATGCGTCTGTCGAAACCAGAGGTGCAGAACTTCGAATTTCCGACGCACGCAATGACTCAAGCTCAGTTGCGGTTGACAATGTGTCAAGACGAGTTGCAACTAACTCTGCTGGAATCGAAAGCAATCACCGTGCCATCGAATCCAATCGGCGTCAAATTGAGACAAATCGTCGCGATATCCGAAGAGTTGGCGCGACTGCGGTTGCAAGTGCAAACCTTCATTACGATGCCAGTAACAGTGGATACGCCGTTTCCGTCGGAGAATATCGGGGAGAAACTGCTATCGCTGGTGGTTTACAGTATGGAATTACTGAACAATCAGCTGCTACAGTACAAGTATCCTATGACGGAACCGGGACTGGTGCGTCTGTTGGATTCCATTCGTCATTCTAACGAAGCGCGTTTAGCGAACCAAATTAGTTGATTTTGAAAGGTTCTTGTTCCGACAGGAGCCTTAATTAAATCAATTGGAGGTGTAACTTGGAAATAAACGATAAAGTATCTCTGACAAGTTATGCTAACCTAATCCAGATTGTTGTGTTTGGTGATGATGATGGCATTGTAGCGAACTTGTCTACAGAAGATGCTTTAAAATTGGCAGCACTGCTTCAACACCATGCAACTCGTGTTATGTTGGAGGAATAAATGTACGTTTATTACGAACACCATGTTTTCTACAATGGTTCTCGGAACTATAAAGGGCGTGCAATTTACTCTCATCAAATTACAGTTCACGAGAATCAATCTCCAGAACAGTATGAAGCATTGCGTGAGAAACACTGCGACGCCAAAGTTTCATATAGTAAATTTGCACGTCGTGTTTATGTTCGTGTTCTTGCAAGACGAGCAAAGTGGAACAAAATGCAGCCAGAACATCCGTGGTTTAAACGGTCTGGTCAACCTCATTGGGCAGAAGTGAGAAACTATCTGCTAAACATTCATTTCAGGATTGATTACGATGAAGATGGCAATAAAATATTCAGCAATATTTTGGATTAGCTTTATTACGCTGATTCTGTATTCATGCAGTCATCCCGTACACGCAGCCGATAAGGTTGCTGTATTTGAATGTGCTGGTGAGCGAATTAATGTCACTCAGCACAACAAGAACCCTCTTATTTTGTCAATCAACCGAGTCAAAGGAACTTGGATGCAAATTGTTGCCGATAAGCCAACGGCAGTGATTACATTCTACAACCTCGACTCAGGTAAAGTTGCAAAAATTGGTAAGAATTATGCAGGTCAATATTACGTACAATTGTACAAAGATGCTGATTATGCCAATGCCCACCAGCCAGAGAGAACTCTGCCGTGTCGTCTAAGTTAGAACTTTATCGCGCAGCCAACAGGCTCATTGAATCTATCCGTTACAAACATCTGGTAACGGGTAAAGTTGTTGCTGATGGTCCAGGTGTTAATCTGGAACTCGACCTGACAACAGATGAACTGTCTGCAATCTTACATCAAAGAGCAAATCGCCTCTTTCATGAAATCAAACAGGAGCAACCATGTCAGGACAGCACAGTCAATTTCAAGTTGACGGAACGCAATATTTAGTTGAAAGCGATTGCAGTCAAGCTGCATTCCCTCGACTGGTTGATAAGGTAATCCGTCAATTGGAACGTATCGGCAAACATGCCGCTGCGGAAATGTATGGCCACGAAGCAGTAGTTTGTAGCTATACGAAAATCAATCACGAGTTAGTGAAGTGCAAGCTAACCGTAAATCCAAAAGGATTACCATGCAGTTAAACGAATTAAGTGCGGCAGTTGAAAAAGCTGCCAGCAACTCTGCATCGCAGAAAGTTTTTGTAGACCAGTTAACTGAAAAGTTTAACGCTGGCGTCAAAACCATTCGTGTGTTTGTTGAAGAAATGAACACATGGTCTGAGGTCGAACTTGAACCTTTCTGGAATCTCCAGAACGACAAGTGGATTAAGCTGTCGCAGTATCAAGGCAGTCTTCAAGGCATTCAGACCAGTTTGCAGACAGCGTTAGACCAGGCAATCGAAGGTTTGACCAATCCACCAGCAGCCAAACCGGCTCCAGTGGAGGACGTCAAATGAGCAACGTTAAATTAGGCGCAGCATCTCAGGCTCGTTTGAACTCTGTTCGAATGGACTTGCGTCGTGTTTGTCTGAAAGCCTTTGAAACGTTGACCTTTGATGTAACTGTTATCGAAGGCGTCCGTGACCAGAAGCGTCAAGCTCAGTTGTTTGCGGAAGGCAAAACCAAAGTAATGACCTCGCGTCATATGTCTGGCAATGCTGTTGACATGGCTCCGTACCCAGTTGATTGGAACGATACCGAACGTTTCGTTATTCTCGCGCATCACATGTTTGCAGCGGCGAAGGAACTCGGCATCACCATTCGTTGGGGCGGTAATTGGTCGCGGATTGATGAAAATCAGAAGCCACCATCAAGCTTTGTTGACATGCCTCACTTCGAGTTGCCAGCATAACCAACACGTAATTTCAAATGGAGAATCCATGAAATACGAATTAATTCCAAGTGAACTCAGCGAATTAAAAGGTCGTGTAAATCGTCGTGACGAACGCATGACCTACATCCGTCGCAATAAGTCGGACGACAATACCGTTGGTATTAGAATCGGTGACGATTATGTTCGCATTGATGTTGACTTATTAATGGTGGCAATTGAAGGCTCCAATTCGATTGATGACAAGCGAATCAAGGCGCTTGAAGAAGCGCATGCCACTCTCGAAAAAGTAGCAAATGGGTTGCTGCCGAAAGGCTAAGCAATGAAAGAAATTTTTCAGAACCGTCCCTTTATGAAGGTACTGGATTCGGAGCAAATTATGGATAGTTTTTCAATCACTCGAAAAATCGAGGCAGTTAACCACGTCCGTGACATTTGTGTTCGATTTTATGGACTGAAATCAGGGACGGATATCTGGCTTGATGCAGAACAGTTCATTTCATACGGCAGAAACATGGCCGAGTTCCTCGAACTCTACTGCGAACTGGATAAAGAAGTTGCCGAACAAATTGCCAATGCTGATTACGAAGTTGTAGCAGCAGAAGGTATCTGTGAAATTTGCCTCACTCAGCCGAAAGGCTTTGATTGGGAGAAGTACGCAGAAATTTCCAATCTTCGTGATAGCCTTGATGATGAAGTTATCATTGCTGGTGTTGAACTGGAAATTCCGTTCGACAAAATCGAAGAAAAATACATGGGCAAATACGATTCATTCTTAGACTTCGTTACAGAGTCTTTTGATGACACTGATTTGCCTGAAATTCCGGAACGATATCACACCTATATTGACTACGAGAAAATCGCAGTTGATTGGGATGCGAGTGGTGACTATGCCAACTTTAATGGTTACATCTTCAGAAGTTGATGCAAGCAAGTTCGTTGGTGGTGAAATCATTTATCACACGGACAGACAGCATTATTACCAGATAATCAACCGTTGCAGTGGCAAAGGTCCGAATGGTTGGTTGGAAGGTTGGACGTATGTCCGCGTGAAAGATTTGTTTGGCAATCAGACAGCATTTGAAGTTGACTGTGACCCGGATAAATTCAAAATGTATTTCCGACCAGACGAATCTTTTGATTCTGACTGGAGCTTAATTCGTGCGGTAATTTTGTAACAGTGTGGCGCTTCGCGCTTTCGGCATTAGCTGGAGGTGCGAAGCACATTGTAGCCACTTGGAACATTTCGGTTCCTACTTGGAACGTTGGTGAATCCCAAATCAACTAAGTGCGGAACGTGTTTCGGAGTGTCAAAAGCATTATACAGTTTTGTGTCAAGGGTTAATAAACACATTGTGACGATAGGTTAGCCGCCATCGACCACTTTTTCTGTTAACCAGTAAAACCGATAATACCGGCGTGAAACTATCGTCAAAACAGGTTAGTCACAAAGTCTGTTTCGAGATAGCGTTATGCTATCACACACTATTTTAATTCACTTGCAACAGACGTGAGCCGAATTAAAGGAGTTGTGACTACATAGGCATTGGAAGTTCATTTATTAATTTAACTGGACTACATATAGGGGTATATTCCAATGCCGGTTTGTGACAGGAAATAAGCAAGCTGATAGGGCTGATAATTCGGGTAAAACCGTGCTTAAATCCGGCATTCTGCGACGGCTGCGGCTACGTGCCGCGCTTTAGCTTTAGTTGGATGTGATTATATCGGGTAGGGCTTGCGCCTGACAGAGCAACGCAGGTGAGGTAAAATGACGTCAGGCTGACCAAGAAATCGCCACCTCTTAATGTCGCCTGTGTGGGCCAACAGCAGGCTCAAGTCTTACCCAATGCAATCATATTGCCAACCTATACAAACGCCTGTGTGTGCGGAGCATCCAGCATACAGCGGGTTTCGGAACGGCCTTCGCCACCATCGGGAGGGCCATCAGTCACATTTCATCGCTCGTAAATTGGAGAGAATTCCTGTGAGCAAGTTAATTAAACAACGTGCAAAATGCTGTAAATTTATTCTGTCCGATGGCGGCGTTCGTCATTATGTTAGTATCGGCGGTCGCTGGTATTACAACGGTCGTAGCAGCTTGTCTCTGCTTGAACGTCAAGCCATGAAAGATGGCTTCTGGTTGGACAACCTCCAGTACAAGTTAATCATTGGCTACGGACTACGTTTCCGTGAAATGGTGAGCGATGCACACGTCGCAAACTTGGGTGAAAAGCCTAAACTTGTCGGCCCGTATATTCGTGACTGGCTTCCAACAGGAGATTGCTCATGATTTATGGTCAAATCAATTCCCGCGTCAGTGGCGAACCTCTTAACGAAGGTTACACACTGGAACAAGTTGTAGAGCTTGCTGATTACTGCAATGAAGCAGAATGCGAAATCTACGAAGCCACCAACGACCTTGCAGTTGGTCCGAAATTACTTCTGGATATGGTAAAACATATCAAAGAACTGGAGAGCAAACTTGGCTCGCAAAACTCTTAAACAAAAGCTGCGTGCGAAAGTTCGTATGCAGCGTGAAATCATTGGCTTCCAGCATAACCGTCTGGTTGAAGACCACCAGCACGCTGGTATGACAATCAACTTTGAAACCCAAGTCATGCAATCAGTTGCAATGGCTCATGGTGTTATGGCAAGTCTTATTCTGGCGAAGAACACTTTCGATAAAGACTCTGAGCAATACAAGTCGTTTGAAAAAGTGTGCCAAGGTCGTATTGCACAGTGCATGGCGACTTTAGTTGGAATGGGGCTGTCTGGTGAAGAAGCAAACAACCGCATTATGGCAGGTCATTAATGGCTCGTAAAAAGCAACTCTCATTTAGCCGTGAAGAAGTTGAATTTGCGGCCAAATCTGTGGCCTTTGGTGTGCTGCAAACTGTACTTACGTCACTGGTAAATTCCGGCGCAGCGCCTGACCCTAAAATTGGTGCGCTGATTATGCACTTCGCCAATGGCGTCAATTTAATGGGCAAGGACGTAGAATTGGAAACCAAGAAATTGGTGGAATCCACCAGCAACTCTGTAGCGATGGAGAAATTCGAAGTCCTACAGGAGATTGTAGGTGAGCAAATCAAATGAGCAAGACCGCATCATAGCTCTTGAAACCATTAAGATGTGGTTGCAGGAACATGATGCTGTCTATCTTGCAAAAGAAAATGTGATAACGTATTGGGAGCACTTTTCGCCTGACTCAAAGAAAGGTGAATGGGTTAAATTAAAACCATACGAATGTTGTCGCATCATTAAAGCCACGCGTGCTGGCTTTGATGCAATGAAGTTGATAAAGCCTGAATTAATAATGATGGCTGCTCAGGAAACTGAGCGCGCATTTAAACAGGGAATCTTCTCTCGTTCAAATGCCCCAAGCGAATATTTTAACTTCTGTCGCTCTCAACATTTCAACCGGCTCGAACTTCTAACTCTCTGCATGTTGCAGGAATTAGTTGGACGTGGGTGGAACGTTGAAGCAGTGTGTCTCGGCAAACTAATGGTTGAAGTTTTCTACAAACATGGTTTTGTCGTTCCCAACCGAACACTCCGTTGGAAGTTGTTGCGTGCAGTAGCTGAAGAAGCTGGTGTTCTCATTCGTGACAGGCTCGACCGCCTAACCGTTTATGGTGTAGGTCGATTTGTCTGTGTGCAAATTGAAGGCATCACTGATTCAATCAAAACAGAATTAACCGAAGATGAGATTAATTCTTTAATTCGGGAAATTACTCTGCGCTTCGCGCAAATTTGATTTTGTTTTGTTTTTAATTCTGGAGCATTTCTTCGGCATTAGCTGAATGTGAAAGGTTCCAAGTAAACTTACTTTTAAATCTGATGTAAACACACATATCGTTGTGTTCATCTACTCCAATATAAGGATTTTTCCCGTGGCTAAAGTTGTAACCGTAACTCAGTACGAAGCAAATGATGGTTCTCTGTTCCTGACCGAAGCAGAGTGTAACGCGCATGATTTCATGCTGGAAAACAAAGCTGAAATCGACGCCGCTACCGAAGCGTTCGTTAACACCATCGGCGCTATCGACCGTTCACGTAACATGAAAATCAACACTGCGTCTGAATTCCTGGCATTCTACATTCCGTGGGTGCAGGCAGGCAAACCAGCCGTTGAGCGTACCGTTTTCGATACTCCGAAAGAAGCGCCAGTTGTTGAAGGCGAAGCTGCCGCTGAAGCTGCTGAAGCAGTTGCAGAGCCAGTTGCCGAAGGCGCTGACGAACAGCCTCTGTTCTAAGAAATCGATCTGGTTGCGTCTGGTAAGCGCGACAACAAAGCTATCCCACAGTGGCACTAGCTTTGTTTAAATACCCGGAATCCCATTCTGTCAACCACAGGCCAAATCGCCCGAGAGTTGAGAGTGGGCTTCTGGATGATTCGAATAGCCCAATTTGTAGGACGGCCATGCACACAGGATTTGATGTTTTATTATGGCCTGAGAAACCATCGTATACTCAAACTCCATGCGGGAGTGCATCTACAGTTGGATGAAAGACGGATTGGTCACTCAGACCAACCGCTCTCTTAGAGAGGTCATCCAGAAGTGAGTTTCTGTGAGTATATTGAGTAAGCCAAAACGCTGTGCAGACGTGCAGGCTAAACGTGCATCAATATATTCACAGAAGTTTTCGTTCGTTAGAGTCGATTATTTTTACTTATAAAATAAGTGCAAACGATAATGAAATGCGAGCAGCCGCTTAATTAAATTTAAGTGCTCTCCGTGGTCTTTCGATTCCATGTAACCAAATTCGACGCAGTGGCCCGCTGTGATTAATAATGGGCACAACTTTTTCAATGGTGTTGTATTCGGTTCAAGTCCGAACTCAGGCGAAGTTAAAGCCACGAGATGCAATGGAACTTACAACATCAACGAAAACATTTCGAGTTGCACATTTACTTAGGCTCCGGCCGAATGGATGAATGTCCAGAAGTGTGCAACATCAAAATGCAAAGCAAGCACGGAACGAAATTCCCGGCAATCCCGGTGTTAAAGTAGTTCCACCTATTTAATGTGGGTAGTCTGACTAATAGGAAAGTCACGCTCAACAAGAACGACACACACAATGGTACCAAACGTGTGTGTAAGATTGTTGCTCAATGTTGGTTCGAATCCAACCTACCCACCCCTTTACTTCTGGAGATTACAGTGGACGAGAAAGAGCAACTGGTGCTTGAGTATTACGATTGCATCATGACTTGCGAATTGTCTGTTGCAATGGCTAGAAAGTTTGGTGAGTATGAAAACAAGGCTCTTCGGTCTTGTTGCAAAATGCTCGCAAAGCGCATCAAGAATGATTCTATTAAACGCATAATTAAAGGTGTGCAGAAAGCGAATTATCCTGTTGGTGCATTGGCAAAAATCCGTCGCGAATTTGATGAGGCTTGCGGTTAATGGATGGTTTAGACAATATTGACTTCGATGAAATCGAACGTCGTAATGATGAAAAGCTTGACGCACAGGAAGTAATCGAAGATGAATCTGATTGCGATGGCTGCAAAATTTAAAGGCTGGATTGCTACTGCATTCCTGTTTTTAGTTGGAGTTGGATTGGCATATCTGTCTGGTAAAAAGGACGAGAAGCATTCCAACGAAATTGAAAAGAAGGATGCTGAAATTGAGCAAACCAAAGCCGTTTCCAGTGCTGAAGTATCAGCCGCCACGGATGCGAAAAAAGTTACTCAGTCTGTTAGTAATAAGTCTGATAGCTCTGTCGACGACGAGTTGCAGCGTTTCACGCGAGACTAAAGTTGTTGATACAAGCTGTACAAGTTTTAGTTTGATTCTGTTGTCCAAGAAGGAAATTCCCGTCTTGACTCCAGAAACCAAACGACAAATTCTCACGCACAATCTTGTGTATGAGAAAAAATGTTTGCCACCAAACAGTGGTAAACAGCCTGAGTGATATTGTGTGGCCTATCAAGCCGAGGAAACGAACCGGAGTCTGTACTGTTGTTCTCTCTGGACACAATTGAACGAAAGCAAGCCTCGCAGTTTACGTGGTTTAAACCTGCGTTATCAAAACCCGTCACGAATCCTAAACCGCAAGACGAATACCTTGCGGAAGATGTAGGTGGCCCAACACTGAAATATGCGGAACCTTATGGGATTGGTTTCCAGCCAAACAATGGGACTATAGTTTAATAGCCAACCGAGGTTGCAAACTTGGTAATGTGCGTAAAAACGGTGTGGAGTCCAATCCACATTATGCCTGTCTGGAAACAGGAGAGTCCCGCCAAACAATGGAGTCGTAGAGTTAAGTAAACCGGCACACCTCTTCGGAGGCAGTGTCATTGCTGGTAGCGTAAACCAGTCGACTCCACCAAATTCGAAACTTACCCGACAAAGTTGTTTCGATATCAGCCCTGAACATGGATAGAAACTGTTCAACATAGTTGAGTGGGATGCGCGACTTTAAATAACGTGAACCCTGCTCAGAGCATCCTGAGAAAATAAAACTGCCGACCGGGATGTCGTTAAACTACCAATGCTTGGTTCCGTATGTAATAAGATTAGCACTCGACGGAGTGGCGAAATTATGGTGAAACGGTGTGCGCACAACAGGTTCGATTCCTGTGACCAAGCACCATATTCCGGGTTGAGTGGCGAAATTGGTAAACGCAGGCTGAAATGCTCCGCTGCTGGTTCGAGTCCAGCCTCTCCCACCTTTTTCTAAATAGTCGTGCCACTATTCAAATGGCAAAATGTGCTCTGGCATACTGGAGTCAAATCCAGACGGACAGCTTAATAAGCGCGGTGGTAAGATTTAATACGGTTGCATCGTATTCAGGATTTATTCTGCGACGAGCCAGGCTCCTCACTGGCGATTGAATTGTGTTGCCACACATTTCTCCGAGACGTATTAATGAAATATGCAAGGCAGGGTTTTCCATGATGATTTGTTACTTGAAATCAACTGGCAGGTGTTACGAGCCTGTGATGTTCTCCCATATACAAGAAGTGATTCCGCTTGGCCGGTCAGGAATCAAAAGTCTTTTCTTCTGCTCTTTATTTAATTTAAAGCGCAGTAACTCTATATTTGTATCGGTAACGTAGAGAGCAGAATAAAAGCCATAAGCTGAGAATCCCTCGTTTTTCTTACCCATTGAGAAGCCAAATATGCAACTTATTGAGAAGGTCAGTGGCAAGTCTCGCTTGTCGAACTACATTGACGTAAACAAAATCCAAGAAGTATTGTACGTAACAGCAAGCCCTTTCCAAGTTTGTATTGTAACCATTCTTTCAAATGGCCGTGCTCAACTGTACGATATTCTTAGAAACACTGTAACCCATTCCGGCAAGGAAGATTTCAAATCTTTGCAGCATTGGGTTGAGTGTATTCTGAATTCAAAGGTGGCAGGGCGTCACGTCTTTGTCTCCACCAATATTTCTGCGAAATACAAAACGTTGATGCGTATTTCTTCTGCCATGAGTCTCGACAAGGCATACACCGAAGCACTTGCTTCGAGTGAGCACGCTGATGTATACGAGATTGTCGGCAAACTCCCAGTTAAGCCAACCTTCAACCATATGACGCATAAATTCACAACCTCTGATGGATGTGAACTCGTCTATGTCGCCAGCCTTGGTTATGTTTGGATGCTGTCAAAATCGCAGTGTTGTGGAACAAGATTCTTCAAAACTGTTGGTGAAGCTGTTGAAGAAATGCATCAAGGTAGTCTCAACGTTTACATGGAGCCTCGAAATGAATCGAAATGATATTATTCTTGTAGAGTGTTTAGAAGCATCTTTGCAAGAGGATTTATCCCACCTTCGTGACGGCTTTGCTGCTGACTGTTTAAAGAAAGTCTTTGACACAGAATCAGCAATGCAAATTGCGCATAAGCCTGGTCTGGCTACAACATTAGCAAAAGTTTGTTACCTAATGGCAGACGAAATGATGAAAGCTCGCCATATTGAACCTGTCAAAGTTGAAATCAATAAAGAGTGGCATTAATGTCTAAACAAATCTCTGCCGAAGTAGTTGACTACATGGGCACCGACCTTACAACAGTCAATGCAGCACGCGTCAGTTATGGCGTTGTCGCAACTGAAATGTCTGAACGTGATGAGCGTTTGATTGATTTCCTCGCGGAACACAGTCACGTAACTCCATTCCGCCATGCAGCTGTAACACTGCGTTGCAAAGCTCCAATCTTTCTGGCTCGTCAGCTTGGTAAACATCAAGTTGGCTTTAGTTGGAATGAAATCTCCCGTCGCTACAAAGATGGCGAATCAATTGAGGTTGAGTGTTACGACCCGGAAGTCGTGTTTGCTCGACCTCAGAAACTGATGACTCAATCAGCCGTGCCAATGTCTCAGGATTTTGCTGACGACATGCGCCACTTCATTGCCACAACTCAACGTGCTGCTGTACGTGAGTACATGGCTTTAATTGATTTGGGAGTTGCACCAGAACAAGCTCGCATGGTTCTTCCACAAGGTATGATTACCGAATGGATTTGGACCGGTTCGCTGTATGGCTGGGCAAGCCTCTATAAACAACGTTCCAGTGAACACGCGCAGTATGAAGCCCGTTTGTTTGCGGAAGAAGTAAGCAAAATCATGTCACAGCTTTTCCCAAAATGTTGGGCTGCTCTGACAAAATAAGGACTCCAACGAGATGCAAATTAAGCAGTGTGTACAAAAGATTAAGCACGATTCCCCAACTTGTAAGTCAACCAGCGGGAAGTCGCTGCAAGTTTGGCTGAACGAGAATGAGGATGGAACAAGAACTTATTCTGGCTACTGCTTTGCTTGTGGTGTCTTAGTTCCAAATCCGTACGGTAACAATCCACCAGACCCGAAAGAAATTCACATCAAAACTCCAGAAGAAATTCAGGAAGAACTTGATGATATTTCTACGTGTAAGGTATTCGATTTGGACCACCGTGGCATCGAACCTGAATACTGGGGTGCTGCTCGTGTGCGGCTTCTGGTTTCGGAGTTTGATGGCACGACTCCAAATGCTTTGGCGCATGGATATACTCGTGGCGGCAAACTTGTTCGTTGGAAGATTAAACTCCTCAACAAGAAAGTGATGTGGAGTGTTGGCGATACGCAGGAGAATGACCCATATAATTGGGAAGCTGCCAAAGCAATTGGCGGCAAGACTCTGTATATCACAGAAGGTGAAGAAGATGCCATTGCGCTTCGTCAGATTCTTCGTACTCTTAACCGTGGCACTGATTATGAAGCACTTGATTTTGCGGTAATCTCGCTGTCAGATGGTTCTGATTCAGTACACAAATGTTTGGCACGCGTTGCCGAAGAAATTAAACAGCGTTGGGAACATGTTGTTATTGTTTTCGACCAAGATGAGCCAGGCCGTAAAGCAGCAAAAGAAGCATGTCGGTTAATTCCGGGTGCAATGATTGCTCAGCTTCCAGCCAACGATGCAAATGATTGTCTCAAACGTGGTATGTTAAAGAACACGCGTGATGCAGTTATCTTCCGTGCGTCTCGTCCGCTTCCAACAGCACTGGTTAATAAAGACCTGCTGATGTTAGAAATGGATGAAGAACTTGCTCCGGGTGCATCAACTCCTTGGCCGAAAATGACTGACAGTTCATTTGGTCAACGTCGTGGTGAAGTTTGGACATTAGGCGGTACAGAAGGTGGTGGTAAAACCACACTAGCTCGTCAAATGGGAGAGCACAACATTCTTGAGCATAAGTGGAATATCTTCACTTGCTTTATGGAAGAAAGCCCTCAGCAAACTTTACGTCGCTTTGCAGCATTGCACGACAACTTGCCATACTTTGACCCGGCGTTTGTTAAGAGTGACCCTCGTTATAATCACGAGAGATTCATTCTAACTTGCCAGAAGTTTCTTCCGTATCTCGAAATGTGGGACAGGAAGCAGCAAGGTGAAGACCCATACGAGACATGGGAAGGAATCAAAACTATTCTGCGTCAGATTGGTCCAGACATTGACCAGTTCGTTCTGGATAACCTGACCATTTTGGGCGAAGGTATTTCTGCCTCTGAACGAAATGATTTCTTGGGTAAGGTTTATGCCGACCAAGTCAAACTTGCAGAGCAATATCAGTTCCATATTCTTGACCTGTCTCACCTTAACCCTGTGGCGAAAGGTCAGCGTCCTCATGAAGATGGTGGACGTGTTAAGAAAGGTGACTTTACTGGTTCCCGTGCAGCCGCGAAATATTCGCATTATATGTTCGGCTTCGAACGTAATATGCAGGCAGTTGACCCTAACTGTTCTATTATTCGTGGTATCAAGGCTCGTGAAGCAGGTAAGTTGGAAGCATTCAAAACTTATTATGACGCTGATTCTGGTCGAATCTTGCAACGTTCTTGGGACGATTCAATGTTCGAAACCAAAGAAGTTGTCCAACTCACTCAGAAGAAAGGTGCTCATCAATGAGTAAAGAAGTTATTACCGTTGTGATTAACGAGACGTTGACTGCCAATGTGTCTTCATTGAATGGTGTTGCAACCATGTTTGTCCTTAATGGAGCATGGGAAGGCAGTATTGACTGGATGGCAAAAGAGTATTTCGCCTCTCGCTACCCAACGGATGTTCATCGTATCAAAGAGTGGCGAATGGCTACTCGTGAAGATATTGATAACTGTCGTAGATAACCAAGGTCTTGTCCTCCTACTGTTGTGAAACAGAAGCTTGGACAAACCTCCTCTCAACTTCCCAGATGGAGACATAATGTGATTTATCCGTGGGAAAATGTATTCGCCAGTGACATAGAAACTACTGGTCTGTTGCATCAAATGGCTAAACAAGAACATCCACGTTTACACAACATGGGTGCCATTGATGTAGTCAGTAAGAAAGAAACTTGCATGGAGTGGACTGGACGTAAAACTATTCAGGATTTTCTGGACAGTAGCCCAACTCTCGTAATGCACAATGGCGCAACATTTGACATGGAAGCATTAACCTTCCTTGGATATGATGTGTCCAAAGTAACCCTGATTGATACGCTTTATATCAGTTGGTATCTTCAACCACGTCGCCATAACCACGGTTTGGCAGAATATGGTGAAGAGTTTGGTGTCCCAAAACCTGTTATCGAGGATTGGGAAAATCAGACTCAGGAAGAATACAACCATCGCGTAATGCAGGACTGCCGTATTCAAACTAGTTTGTGGGAACAGCAATATACGCAGTTGCTCGCAATCTATAAAACTCCAGCGGAAGTTAGGCGCTTCATTGAATACCTGATGAGTAAGGCTCGTCAGCAAGTTATTCAACAACGTACTCGCTGGAAGTTGAACAAAGAAAAGGCTCAGAAATTCCAAGCAATGCTTGAGCCAATGATTAAGGAAAAGACCGATGCACTCGAAGCGTCGATGCCAAAAATTCCTGACTACGCTCTTAAAACTCGACCAGCCAAATGTCATAAACAAAATGGCACTCTGTCAGCAACTGGCGCTAAGTGGAAGGCAGTCTGTGACGCAAATAATCTTGATTGGAAAGACCCGAACTTAGTAATTAAAGTTCTCAAAGGTTACAAAGAGCCAAATGCTGGTTCGCATAAACAAATCAAAGATTGGTTGTTCAGTCTCGGTTGGGTTCCACAAACTTTCAAATTCGACAGGAATAAAGAAACAGGTGAAACTCGACAAATTCCACAAATCACTGTTAAAGATGATGACGGCAATCCGGACATCTGTCCGAGCCTTCATGAACTCGCCGAGGACAATCCGGGCCAGGGTGTTGAACACCTTATCGGGCTGGGCGTTTACCGTAACCGTCTCAGTATTGTTAACGGTTGGCTTCGTGATGTTTCTGACGATGGCTATCTTATCGCTGGTTGTGGCGGTCTTACAAATACTCTTCGACTTAAGCACCGTGGTCTTGTCAATATTCCTTCTATTCGTGTGTTCGGTGGTAAAGAACTTCGTGAAATGCTGGAAGCGCCAAATGAAGATTATGAACAACTGGGTTCAGACTTATCTTCGTTAGAAGACCGCTGTAAGCACCACTTCCAATGGCAGTATGACCCTGAATATGTTAAGAAGCAGTTGGCACCAGATTATGATGCCCACTTAGCAATTGGCGTAATCGGTGGATTCATTACCGAAGAACAATCACAAGCTCATAAAGACGGCATTAAGAAAGTCAAAGAACGTCCAATGTTCAAGACAACAAACTATGCTTGTCAGTATGGCGCTGGTGTTCAGACAGTACAACGTGGTGCGAAGTGTGATTTCAAAACAGCTGAGAAGCTGCATCAAGCATACTGGAAGCTCAACTGGTCAATCAAAGAAGTAGCAGCCAACACAACTGTGAAAACTGTTGATGGTCAGATGTGGCAGTTGAACCCAATCAATGGATTCTGGTATTCACTGCGTAATGATAAAGACCGTTTCTCAACTCTGTGTCAGGGTACAGGCGCATATGTGTTTGACCTTTGGTGTAACAATGTAATTGCAATCTGCAATGAACGTTATGGCCGTGACCCACTGTTGTCTGGACAATTCCACGATGAATTGATTCTCCAAGTTCGCAAAGGTACTCGCGAAGTTTGGGAAGAAATAGTTGGAGTTGAGGCAATGAAACGTACCAACGAACAACTGAAAATGAATCGCGATGTTGCGTGTGAAGTTCAGTTTGGCGATAACTACTCAGAGATTCACTAAAATGGCTCAACTGGTATATGCACTCTATGATGTGCAAGAAATGAAATTAAGCCAGTTTACAGCCGATGCCAGCATTCTTGTTAAGGATGCTGTTTCCGCTTATCTGGCCGAGAAAGTTTTAAGTGATTGCTTCGCTGATGAAGCTGCAAAAGACCTTCTCACCGCACTGTCAAAGTCAAATGATGTTCCCGAACTTTTAGTTGTTTTGGAAGCATATGACTTCAAACTGGCTATCACGCCTATTATTTCGTAACCAAATTATTCTCTCGGAGAAACAAAATGGCCTTATTCCAAGCACCAACCAAAGATTCTGGTAAAGCTCCATCCAAAGCACCACTGCTCGAAGCTGGTGGTTATCCTGCACGTCTGGTACGTCTGATTGACCTCGGCAAACAGCCGGGTTCTGGTCAGTATCCAGAGCCGTCATACAAACTTCTTGGCACTTTCGAACTGCTCGATGAGTATATGAAAGAAACCAACGAAGCTGGCGAAATCATCATGGTTCAAGACCCTGATGGCGAACCGGGCGAAATGATTGGCAAAGACCTGCTGGACAAGCCACGTTGGTTTGATTTCGAATTCACTTACAATCCCGATGGATTCATGGGTGACCGTTCTCACATCTACAAATTCATGCAGGCGGTTGACGCGTTTGAAGTCAAACCAAATCCAGAAGCTGGCGTTGCCGGTCATCCTGCCAAACAGTTAAATGAACTGTTGGGCGAACCACTGGTTGTTAACCTGACTCAGTACACCAAGAAAGGTGGCAAAAATGCTGGTCAGTTGGCAAACAAAATCTCCACCTTTGCGCCAATGAAGTCGAAAGACAAACGTGATGCAAAAGCTCTGGTCAATCCAACCATCTTCTTTGATTTGGGTGCGCCAGATGTGGAAGTGTTTGGCAAACTGCCGGGTGGTGATGCAGAATGGGCTGTTAAGAATCGTATTCTGAACAACCTTGATTTCAATGGTTCTGCTCTTCAAACTGCGTTAGGCCAGACTCCTACCAATGTACCGGTAGAGAACAAAGCCTCAGAAGCAGAAGTTGACGAAGCACTGAAAGCAGAAATGGAAGCTCAGGCTGCTGCGAAAGCTGCTCAAGCAGAAAGTAATGGCACTGCTGATGGCGGCGTAATTCCTTTCTAAGTAACACACTGCATCTACTTGGAGTAGATGTAATTACCAATTGGTAAAAGGGCATTCCGCATATTGGAGTGCCCTATTTTCTTTGGAGTTTTGCAAAAGTGATTAAGAAGAAAAAGGTTCTGCTGCTGGTCGATGGCGATATGGTTGCCTTCTCCCATGCGGCTGCGGAAGAGTATGGCAAAGAGCCTGAAGATATCTCTTTTGCAAAGATTCAAATGTCTATGGAATCCAAGATGGATTTCATGATGAAACGTATTGGCGCAACTGAAACAGTTACGTTAATCTCTGGTGATTCAAACATGCGTCATATTATTTGTCCTGCATACAAGGCAAATCGTGATGGTGTGTGGCGTCCTGAGAATCTTCGCAATGCCAAAGCAACACTGATGACCTCATACGATGGTTTGAAGTGTGACTATCTTGAAGCTGATGACCTCATCGGTATCATGTGTCGTAATAAAGTCGAACTCGAAATGGGTAAACGTGGGAACATTAAGTCTATCAAGACTTTGCGACCACTGACCAAAGATGATTACGACGAAATTTGGGTTGCGTCTCTGGACAAAGATTTAAAACAAATTGGTGGTCGTGAAGGTGGCCCGGTAATTAAACATTACCGTTGGGAAACTGGAACCACTGGTGAAAAGATTGAGATTGTTTCTGGCTTTGGTGAACTTCGTTGCATCATCAAAGACAATGGCAAAACCAAGAAAAAGGAAATCAAAGGCAATGGTCCGAAATTCTTTCTCTGGCAGTGTCTTACTGGCGACTCCACAGATGGTGTCATGGGCTGTGGAATCAGTGAAACCAAAATCTTCAAGTCGGGCGCGAAATGCGGCCAAGAATATCAAAAACGTGTTGGAGTTGGAGCGGTTGAAGCGTTCGAACTTTTAGACAAGATTGATAATTACGCAGACGGTTTGAAAGCCGTTGCCACTCAGTATGTCATGCGCTTTGCAGACGGTTGGCAAGAACAACTTCTCATCAACGGCCGATTGCTCTATATGTCAAATACGGTGGCGGAAGGAAACAAGGTTCGACTTTGGCATCATAAAGGTGTCACTGAATATTTCGACCTTAATTCTAAACAAATCGTTTCGGCGTAAGTTTATACGGGCGGCATTCTGCTTACACATTAGTGGAATGGGGATTTTGCCATGTATGGTTATTGCGGGACAGAAGCCAAGTTTACAGCTTGGCTGCAATCGGCGCTGCGAGGCGTTTGGGCAAAGCATCCATCAAAGCTAACTCTATTGCAGAAGAAGCGTGTGGCGTTGAAGGTTGGTACAAGTAAGAAGCCAATCTTCCACGTCCAATGTGAGCATTGCCATAAGCTGTTCAAGCTTAAAGAAATTGAAGTCAACCATAAAAATAAATGTGGTGGACTGTCTGACCTATCCAAACTTAGTGAGTTTGTTCACAATCTTTTACTGGTTCAGCCAGAAGATTTGGAATTACTTTGTCATGATTGTCATGGCATCGTCACGTACATGGAACGCTACGGCGCAACCAAACGTGATGCAATCATTGAGAAGAAGGTCATCGCATTTTCAAAACTATCTGACAAAGAACAGATGGTTAAATGCAAACAAGCGGGTTTCAACCCAATTCCAAAAACCAAAATCGGCCGTAAGAATATGGTTCGAGAATATCTTAAGAAGGTTATCCCGCAATGACTATCAAGTTATTGGACGACGGAACATCTTATACGAAGGCGCATGCTCATGATTGGGAAGACCCAACTTGTCAACTCAAAGGACGTTGCGAAATCTACATCAAGATTGATGGCATCCGAGCAATTAGAAATCGCGCTGGGCGAGTATGGTCACGGAATTCCAAGCCGTTACCACATCTTGACCACCTGCATTTCAGTGATGCTGAAATCTTTCGCAACTCCTGGAATGAAACATCGTCTATTCTTGGAAGCGATGCAGCGCCGGTGGTGGCTTTAACCCAAGAGAATGTGTACGAATTGTCTGATGGTAACATCGACAAACGTCTGTACCTCGGTTGGGCAGAAAGTCCAAGCAATGAAAAGCTTCATGAACTGATGCAGAAAATGTTGAAGTTGAAACATGAAGGCCTCATTGTTCGTTGCAAAGACAAGAAAGGTAAAATCCTCTGGTGGAAGATTGTACCATACAAATACGCTGATGTTAAGATTACTGGCTTCAAAGAAGGCACTAATAAGAACAAAGGTGTTTGTGGCTCTATTGCCTCTAACTACGGCTCCGCTGGTTCAATGGTTTTCGATTGCCTGCAAGACCATGGCATCGAAGGTGACTACAATATTCGCAAGTGGATTTGGGCTAACCGCTCAAAACTGCTCGGCACAATCATGCAAGTTCGTTATCGTGAGAAGACAGAGGGAGGTAAATTCCGTTTCCCTTCACTTGTACGGTTGCGCACTGATAAGTCAGAAGAGAGTTTTGACTGATGCGAAACATTAAACTCGGCGTGGTCTTAAATGGCCCGCCGGGCTGTGGTAAAGACACCATAGCCAACAAAATTGTTGAACTTGGCGCATTCCGTAAACATCAATTTAAGGATGCACTTTATGCGCACACTGCTAAACATTTTGAAATTGATTTGGATAAGTTCATCCATTTCGCCTCTGACCGTGTACTTAAGGATTCGAAGTCCTTGGCGGGATTGGGCGGTCGAACTCCTCGACAAGCACTCATCTATGTCAGTGAAGAAATCTTCAAGCCTCGTTACGGCAGCGATTACTTTGGCAAAGTTGAGGTTAACCGTGTTGAAACACTCTGTGGGCACATGGATAGCGATGTTAATGTCATCTATCCCGATGGTGGTTTTGCAGACGAACTTCAGTGCATTGACTCCTGCTATGATGGGGTTCTTGTTATTCGCTTGCATCGAGACGGCTTTGATTTCAAAGGCGATTCTCGTAGCTACATCGAACTGCCAGACACAGAAAAGCGTAAAAGCATTGATGTGGATTTGACAGACGGTGAAATAAATATCGGGGTGCATATCGTGCGCTCTGCAATCAAACAATACAGAGAGACTCTGCGATAATGTGTCCCAATAAAGTTCCACACGTTAACTTCCTGCTATGCCATCCGTCCGCTGTTCTTCCGTCTTATGAAAGCCGTGGCGCTGCTGCTGCTGACATTCGTTCTACGGAATCAGCATTTATTATGCCTGGTGATGCTGCCGTTGTTGGCACTGGCCTTAAGCCAGAAATTCCCGAAGGTTACGTTGCGCTGATTTATTCTCGTAGCGGCCACGGCTTCAAAAATGACATTCGTCTGGCTAACTGTGTTGGTGTTATCGACTCAGATTATCGTGGCGAAATCAAAGTTAAGTTGACCAATGATGGTAACAGCTCGTTTGAAGTACAGCCGGGTGACCGTGTTGCACAGATGATGATTGTACCTGCCATTCAGGCAACCTTCGAAGTTCAGGAAAATCTGACTTCAACTGTTCGCGGCGAAGGTGGCTTCGGCTCTACCGGTATCGCTTAACTGCTCAACGGAGAATCCGAGCATGCAATTTGAACCAAGTAAGTACGACCTTAACCACGTCCAGTACACAAATATCATTCCAGAGTTTAATAAGTTAATGTCTCACTTAAACAGTGAAGAAAATGACATGGCTTTCGAGTTTGAAGCTCAACTCCAAGCTCTGGAAAAGAAACTCCGTGATGCAGACAAACGCCTTGAAAAGCTGGATGCATTAGAAGCCGGCGGTGTTGACAACTGGTCTGGTTATGGCGATTGCTTTGAGGATGACGAAGATGAATAACCTCACAGCAAAAGTATTAGGACTGGATGGAAATGAATTTATCCGGTTCATGAAATACATGTTCGATGATACGTTTGAAATTGACGAAGAATATTCCAAACACAGTTCATGCAATGTTGAGCGTGGTGTGGAAATTGACTTGGAAATTGCTACCGACCTCGTTCAGTCTTTCTGCCTGCCTGTAGCTCCAGCTGATTTAGTTGGTGTGTGGGCTTTTGCTGCATCTTCGGATTACAGTTGGGGCATTGAGTGGGACATGGTTGATTGCGCGTATCGGGTTGAACAAGTTACTGAAACAATAACTGTCACCAAATGGAAACCCGTTCAAGATGCTGAACCAGCCACAGAAGAAAGTGTACAGCCGTTCCCCGGTTGTAAAAAATAATGTCGGCGTAAACTTTGTTTACCTCCGTTCCACAGTAACCTCAGCCGGTGGCGGAACTTATATCACTCGTGCGTTAGATGCCCGTAACAAGACTGGCGCTGATGTAATTGTGTTTATGATTCCGAACTCTGTAAATGCACTGCGGAACATTGAGCGTATCAAGCGTGGCCGTGAAGATTTAATGTCTGCTGTAAAACCGCTTATCCTGCCTTTCAAAATTGTGGCTGTAATCAGCGAGAATCAGAAAGCACTCGAAGAACATTTCGAAGATATGCTGTGGAGTGACGTTAAATACTAAGCGATACGCCGATGAATTGGGAGGTCACTTTGGCCTCCTTATCTCTTGGAGTTCGCTTATGCGCACTATCACATGTAAGGAATGCGGCTATGCGATTGGTGAAGACGACTTCTCCTTAATGCTATGTCCAGTGTGTGATTCATTCATGGAATTGAATCGCCTACAAAAGAAAGCTGAACCATCTTTAGAGAAGGTTATTAGAATAGACGCTACAAAGCGATTACCAGAAAGGTCGAATAATGGCTGATGACTTAGGCGACGATTATAACAACACGGTTGTATTCCACCTGTTGAAGTTTTATGGCGACTTACTTAAAGTGAGCCGTGCCCGCTTCTGTATGCAGACCCTTCCTATTCTGCGTAAATATATCGCTGCTAACCCTGATATCATTCGTGATTACTCAGAGGCACTGGATGCAGAGATTGAAGGACAGGGCTTAAAAGATAACGCTGTCCTGCGCTCTCTTGTTGTAGCACAACGAGAAAGATTGGAAGCTGCTGATTCGAAAGATTCAACAGCATATGCCAGTGAAATCGAAAAGATTATTAAAGAAGGTAAGACAGACCGTGTTCCCGGTGCACAACTCGAAGCTGATACAGCCGAGCACAATGCATCAGAAGAACTCATTCAGCAAATCTTAGACAATCCATTGGATGTTGACCCAACAGTCATTCCAAAGAAAGTTGCAGATGCTGTACGGAAAATATTAACTTCCAGTTTTGAGAAGTTTGGTAAGTGGTCATTCCATATTCAAATGGGGTTCCCATTCCAATCTCAAGACTTCCATGATGTTATCTTCGATGTTGGTCAACAAATAGTTGATGGTAAAATCGACCGTGTAATTATTACAATTCCGCCTCGACACTCGAAGACACAACTTTTATCTATCGCACTCCCACTTTATTCTTTCTGCCATAATGTAACCAGCCATAATATTATTACATCTTATGCTGAGGACGTTGTGCTGGAATCAAGCGGCTATGTGCGTACAGTCATGCTCGACCCATTGTTTCAACGTATATTCCCTAATGTTCGTATAGACCCAAACAAACGTTCTCTTGAGCGTTGGGGTACTACGAAACAAGGCGTAATGCACGCTGTTCCAACAGGCGGCAAGATGACTGGTAAAGGCGCTGGACTACTAGCAGAGAATTACTCTGGCTGCTTTGTGGTCGATGACGTTATCAAACCAAAGGATGCGTATTCCGACACGGTTCGTATGGAAATCAACGACCGTTATGATAACACATTTATGTCACGTCTTGCGAATGACGGCGTAATAACTTTGCCAAATGGCGCTCTCAAGAAGTGTCCACGAACTCCGATGGTTATCATCATGCAGCGAGTTCACGATAGCGATTTGGTTGGTTATCTGTTGCGTGGTGGTTCATCTGATAAATATCATTACCTCAACATTCCGGCAATCGTTGAGAAAGATACTGGCTCACAAGAGTATTATGACAAGCTAATTAAGCAACAGAACTATTCTCATGCCATTCCAATTCTGTATAACCTGAATAGGAAGGAAGAGAAGTCTGCGCTGTGGCCGTCACGTAAAAGTTTGGAATCGCTTGAAGCAATGCAGAAAGCAAATCCATACACATACAACTCTCAGTATGCTGGTAATCCAACTGCCAATGGTGTTGGCCTCGTTAAAGAGGAATGGTGGAAAGAGTATGACCCAAGCACTTTCGACAGAAGCAGAATTGTTCGCTCGTTTATTACAGCGGATACTGCATCAACTGCGAAAGAATACTCTGACTATTCCGTTCTGAAACATTGGGGCGTAACGAAAGAGCGTGATGTTTATTGCCTCGACATTATGTTGGGCAAGTTCGAAACGCCGGAACTTAAAACGGCGATAATTGGTTTTTGGGAAAAGACTAACATCTTTGACTCACGATGGCCTTGTTGTATTCCGCGTGCCTTGTACATGGAAGACAAATCATCTGGTCAATTCTTGAACCAACAGTTTGTTCGTGATGGGAATATCAGGCTAATGCCTGTACCTCGTGACAAATCTGGTGGTGATAAGGTTGCTCGATTCTTAAATACCATTCCATATTTCTCAACTGGCAAGATTTATTATCCTGCTGGACACGAACACATTGACCATGTGAAGCGTGAGATACTTGGAATGACTTCACTGGGTTCAGGCACTGGACACGACGACTGTTGCGACAACGTTTCCGACATGGTTGCAATTGAATTTTCCGGCAACAACGCCAACTATTCTGCGTGGGTTTAATAATGAGTGTGATTACTCGCATTGATGCCCGAAGCAAAAACAATGCTGGTTTCGAAATTCGAGACGCAGCAACTGGCAAAACGCTGGTATTTGTCGAAACTTTGGGTGCTGAAACTGAACTCCGTATTAGCTCAAGCGATGCTGTTGAAATCGTAAAAAGCAACGGAGTCAAGCTCAAAAGGAAGAAATAAATGGCTTCCAACAAACCACACAGCAATCACGTTAATACTCAAAAGACAAAGATTGCTGATGGTCTTGAGAATGTTATTAGTGGCATGGGTGGCGAGAAAGATAAGTCGGTATTCAACCGCTGGTCTTTCGCCAATAAGAACGCTGACTATCGACAACTCATGGTTCGATTCCGTGAAGATTGGGTAAGTCAGAAAGTTTGTACCATTGTCCCTCAAGACATGACACGTAACTGGCGCAAAATTAATACGCCCGAAGGCCAACAAGCTGACAAGGATTTACGAATCCGTAAGCTGTGCCGCGAAGCGTATCAATGGGCACGACTCTATGGAACATCATTTATTCTGCTTGACCTCAAAGGTACAGGCAAACTTGATACTCCGTTGCGTCTGGATAATTTGAAGAAGGGATGTGTCAAGTCCCTGAAAATTATTGACCGGTCACGACTTCACGCTGCTGGTAGTATCGTCCTTGATGCACTATCTCCCCATTATGGTCTGCCAGAGTACTATACTCTGAGTGGCTATCCGGGGATGATACATCACAGTCGTTTCTTACGTTTCGAAGGAACCGAACTTCCGCTGTTCGAGTTTCAACGCAACATGTGGTATTCCGATTCAGTGTTGATACCGCTGATGAATACCATAGACCAATTCTATGTCACTGCTGCTGCTGCTGCACAACTTGCGCAGGAAGCAACAATTGATGTGGTTACAGTCGCCGGGTTACAGTCTTTACTGACGAATCCCGAAGGCGAACGTTCGGTCATGAAACGATTCAGACTCATGAAGCAAGCCAAGAGTTTATACAATGTATTAATTCTTGACGAGTCTGAAGAGTACTCAACCAAAAGCATTGCCTTGTCAGGCGTAAAAGACTTAATTTGGGAATACCTGAAAATCGTAGCGGCTGCGGTTGGTATTCCAGCAACACGTTTCTTATCTGCTTCTCCGGATGGCATGAATGCTACTGGTGAATCCGACCTTGTAAACTATATTGACTTGCTTACTGGTTTACAGACTGCAATCTTTGAACCTCGTTTAGATGTTCTGGATACAATCGTTCAAGCGCATTTCGGAATTGCCCCTTACACTTACGAGTGGTGCGACATATTCCCTGAGTCGAATGCTGAAAAGGCGAAACGTGCTGTAGATTTATCAACAGCTTTGGTTGCTCTTATTGGTGCTGGTGCTATTACTGCGAAGAATGCGAATGATATCATCGCGCACTCTCACATGTTTGGTCATTGCCCTATTGAAGCTGCACCGAAGAAGCCACCAATGCCACCTAAAGGTAGTGGAAATGCATAACAAACTGGTTCCAGTTAGCTTTAACGATGAAGAATCTGTTGCTCAGCCGATTGTATTATTTGCTGACCGTCAGACTATCTCATCTGCCAGAGTGCTCCGTGATTCTGGCGAAATGATTGCACCAGTTACGATTGCACGTACTGGTGACATGCTGTACAAAGCCAAAGAACTTGGCCCTCAATTTGCTGACCTTCCTCCAGAACAGGTTGTTCGAGTTTCGACTCCACCAGAAGTTCTGTTTGATGAAGCAACCATTGAGTTGTGTCGTTCAATGGCGGTAACAATCGGCCATCCGAAGTCCGATGTAAGTTTGGAAAACAACAAAGAATTGCAGAAAGGTTTCCTTGAAGGTGCTCCGGTTCCTGATGGTACTCATCTTTGTGGTCATGTTGTGTTAACCGATAAAGCTGCTATTAATTTAGTTGATTCGGGAGTTGACCAAACTTCGTGGGGCCATGACGCCATTGTTGAGCGTGTGGAAAAAGATGGTGTTGTGTCTGCTGTTAAGACCAAAATCACTTCTGTCAACCATCTGGCAATTGTTCGCCGTGGTCGTGCTCAAACAACTCGCATCGGTGATTCCGGTGAAGAGATTGAAATTGTTGACAAAGCTCAACTGGATTTGGTCGAAGCTCAGCGTGACGAGTTGAAAACCAAAGTTGAAACTTTGACTTCAAAATTGGCTGATGCTGAATCTGCCCGTCTGTCTGATGAAGATGTTATTAAGATGGTTGAAGAACGTGCTGCGGCTCGCCTTGAACTGCTTACCCAAATTGCAAAACTCGGTGACGAGTATGTGCAGATGGACTTCTCAGGTAAGACCGAAATGGAAATCAAACGTATGGTTGTTGCGAAACTTCGCGATGCCGATATGTCTGACAAGTCTGATGATTATGTCACAGGCCGTTTCGAAATCGCGCTGGAAGACTCTGGTGAAATCACCTTGTCTGATGCGCTGTCTGCTTCTCTTATGTCTCCTCCAGAGCAGAAAGAGAAGAAACTTAGTCCTCGCGAAGAAGCACTTGCTCGTCGCCAGGCTCGTTTTAATAAATAGGATTCAGTCCATGCCAAAGCAAGATTTTAACATCAATACTGGCTTCGCAGCCGCTGGTGATGTTTACGGTTTAGCGTTCACCAACTCACAGCGCTTCACTTACAAAGCAGAAGCCGAAATGGGCGCATATGCTCTGGCTGTTGTGAAAGGTGCAACTTCTGATACCTGTAAAGTAGGTAACTCCGAAGGTGAAATCCTCGGTATTACCATGCGTCAGAACGTACTTGAGTCTCGCACTCGTCCGGGCGATGGTACTATTACCATTCCAAAAGGCCATCCTCTGGCAGTAATGCTGGAAGGTCCAATTAACGTTGTTGCCAAAACTGCTGTTGCTGGCGAAGATGTTTACATCAACGACACTACTGGTGAAATTGGTGGTACTGCTGGTGCTGGTTATACCAAAGCAACCAACGTTAAAGCTATCAAATATCCAGTTGCTGCTGGCGATGTATTCCCTGTCATGGTAATCATGGCCGCCCCAAAGTAACAACGCCACCTCCGGCACCAAGCGTGACAGCGGTAGCAGCGGCAGTAACTGCTGATGCTTCAACTGCCAACGCAACTGTTACAGTAGATAAGTTGTTCACCTTTGCAAACTCTTCTGCAAGTGATTACGACTTTACTGTGACTCCAGCGGTGACCGGTGTTTCCGTAGATGCAACAGGCAAAGTAACAGTCCTGAATGCAACTACTGTGGCGACCTCAGCAACAATTAAAGCAACTCATAAAACTCAGACGTCTGTAACTGCAACCAAAGCAATTACAATCACGCCTAAGTCGTAAGTTGTTCCGGGCGTAACAAGAGTTGCGCCTTTGAAAGCAGCCTTTTAATGGAATTGGAATACAATGCCAAAGATGATTAAGCTGAACGATGGTTCAGAATTCGAACTGGATGATGCACTGGTTGCTATCCAGAACAACAATGCCGTAACTCTGAGCGATGACGATGCTGTGTTCTTCCAGCGCCAGCTTGAGTTCATCGAAGCGCAGACTTACGATACCCTGTATCCTGACCTTGAAGCGCGTGACGCTTTCGGTGTTGATACATCTGGTGGTGCCGGTGTTCAGACTCTGACCTACCGTTCGTACAACCATGTTGGTGGCGCACAGGTTATTAACGCCCGCGCAACCGACCTGCCAAAGCCAAACATTTCCGGTAAAGAATATTCTATCACCGTGAAATCTGTTGGTACTGCGTATGACTATGATATCGACGAAATTGCGTCTGCTGCTGTAACTGGTCTTCCTCTGGAAGCTCGTAAAGCAATGGCTGCAACTCGTGGTTACGAACAGTACATCAACAGTGCTGCATGGTATGGCGATTCTGCAAATGGTTTCGTTGGCCTGTTCCAACAGACTGATGTTACTAAGAACACAGTTGCTGCTGGCGCGAACGGCAAAACTGGCTGGCTGGATGGCAAAACTCCGACCGAAGTTCTGAAAGACCTGACCACTGCTGTTTCAGCAATGTACAGCTCTACTCTGAAAATCATGCGTCCTGACGAAATCTGGATGCCGGTTCTTCATCATCAGTACATCATGAACACTGCTCGTTCTGACCAGTCTGACATGACCATCCTGCAATTCTTCATTGCTAACAACGAATTCATCAACTCGAAAGAGAAAGTGAAAGCGATGAACGCAATCAAAGGTCAGGGTACTGCTGGTTCCGATGTGTTCGTTGTTATCTGCCGTACTGTTAATGGCCTGAAAACTTTCCGTCTGCGTGAGCCTCTGGCTCTGACTTGGCAGCCGGTGCAGCTTCATGGTCTGGTTTATGAAATTCCAGGTCGTGGCCGCTTTGCAGGCTTGCAGGTAATGTACCCTGCTGCAATCTCTATCAACTCAGGTATCTAAGTTGATATGTCGGCGGGTGAAAGCCCGCCTCAGTTTCTGAATTAAGAGAACAACAATGCAATTAAAAAATAACCGCAAAGGCAGTGTACAACTTATGTATCCAGTTACCAAAAATGGTAAACCGGATGTAGACTTTGTGCACATTCCAGCGGGCGCAACTGTTGAACTGGATGACGCAATCTTCGAAGCACTGTGCAAACCACTGACTACTGTTTCCGTAATGGAAATGAAAGAAGTGGAAATCGAAGGTGAAGTTCCTGTCCAGATGGATAAGAAGAATGTCCTCATTAAAGAGTTCTATGAAACTGGCAAAACCAAAGTGGTTAACCTGTTCAAAGAACAAATTAAAGCTGGCGACTTCACTATCGTTTCGCGTGCTGCTGTAACCAAAGAAGCAATGCTGAAAGTAATCAGTCAGGCCGGTGTCGACACCAGCAAAATGACTGACGAACAGATTGTTACTCTTTACGACAAACTGGCGTAACCGATGCTCACACTCATTGATTTGGTAAAACGCTATCCTGCGATGGCTGGTATTGACCCGGACAGATTTGATATCTTCCAAAGTGATGCCGTCCTTATCATGGGTAACGATGATGGACGTTGGCTCAACTTTTATGACCCGGCACAGGCTGCATTGATTGCACATCGAATTACACAATTCGGTGGCATTGATGGAGAAGATGGTGCGGACATGACTGCTGGGCCTGTCACTCGAACTGACGTTGATGATGTTCAGGTTGAATTTGCTGACAGGATTTGGGACAAGATTCCATATCAGGAAGCTGATTTGTTCTCTACGGCCTACGGCCAAGATTATGTACGCTGGCGTCGGATGGCTTTTGCTGGTCCGAGGATTGCATGATTAATCAAAAGAAAGCATTCAACCGATTCACAACGGCAAAGCATTTGCTGGAAGTTTATCAGGAAGGGCACTACGACGAAAAGAATAACTGGACTGGAGATACATATCTTCCCGGTAAAATGATTCGTTGTACGCCCATTCCATACGGTGACAGGGATTCCGGCATTGGTGGTCAGAAGTTAATGGCTACTGATGTTGGTGAACGTCAACCGGCATTCATGCGTATTCACTCCAGAGTTATTATTCCAATCAAGTCACTCATCACTATCTATGGTTTGAAATATAAAATCATTGAGAAAGATGATGTAACTGATGCTGGCTTTAACGTTGTTATTGCCGCGAAAGTTCTGGAGAAGTAAATGGATATTAATGATAAAGAAATCCAAGCGATGAAAGAAATTGTTGACGTCGCTGTTGGGATTCCGTTGTTTACGTATGAAATGCAACAGAATGCACCTCGCCCACAAGGTGAGTATGCGGCTGTCAAATGTTATTCAAGTTCTAATCCCGGTTACGACGAAACACGCATTGTTGATATTAACGGTGCGGATATGTTCCGAACTCGTGGGATTAGAATCCTGACATTTTATATCCTCTTTAGTCGGGACGGTCAGGAATATATTGATTTCGATAATTCATTTTATCGACCTGATGTACAAGCCAAAATGCGTGAACATGGTTTCGCTGCATTAGGCAAAGAGGCGCTGAACCTCGCAACAGTTCAGCTTGAAACAAATTGGGAACCAAGGAACGGCGTTAAGATGCAGTTCAATGTTCTTCGTGAACAAATCTCTCCAATTGGTTCAATGGCGAATGCTGTTGTTGGTGGTAAGTTTATTGATGGCGACCAAGTCATTGAGATTAAAGGATAACAAATGTCTATTCCTATTTCCGATATCATCAACGTTCAGATTGCGGTAGCTCCAAACGCAGCTGCGACTGATGGTTACGGTCCAATCGTCTTTATGACGAAAGAGTTCCAGCCAGTTATGGGTGAAAACAACATCCGTATCTTCACTGGGTTCAAACAAGTTCAGGATGCATATCCTTCTGGCGGCGATGAAATCGTTAAAGCTGCTGAGGCATGGTATTCTCAGAAGCCAACTCCGAAAACTTTCTGTGTTGGTTCAATCTCAACCACTTCTGGTCAGCCCGCAACTTCTGGCAAATTGACTGGTGGTGCGGCTGCTGTTCTTGCAGACCTGAAAGCAATCACTGCTGGCGCAATGGATATCGTCGTTGACGGTCTGCCTGCTCAGAAGATTACTGGTCTGGATTTGTCTTCTGCTGCCGACCTCGCTGCTGTTGCAACTTTAGTTGAGGGTGAACTTACTGGCGTTACTGTTTCTCAGTCTGCTGGCATCTTCTCCATCACTTCTGCAACTCTTGGTGCAAAATCAGCTGTAGCAGTTCCTGCGGCAACTCCACTGGCAACTGCACTGAAAATCACCACGGCTGCTGGCGCAACTTCAACGCCGGGCACTGACGCGATTGGTATCAAAACCGACCTTGCGAAAATGGCTCAGGCTGCTGCGAAAGCTAAGCAGTTCTTCTTCTATGTTGCTGGCGAACGCTCTCTGCGTGATACCTCTCGCTACATTGAAATGGCTGAATGGGCAGAAGCAAGTAACAAAGTGTTTGGTCTGGCGTCAAACAAAACTGATGTGCTGGTTGCTGGCAATACTGCCAACTACTTCGCCCAGGCAAAAGCTAAGAACTTCCAGCGTACCATTTGTGTCTATGACGCATCGAATGGTGGCACTGAGTATCCAGAGATTTCAATTCTCGGTCGTGCATCAACTGTTAACTTCAACGTTGCGAACAGTGCACTGGTTCTGGCATTCAAGAAAGGTCCGACAATCACAACTGCCGACCTAACTCCTGAAGAATTGGCTGGCCTACAGTCTCATAACGGTAACGCATTTATTTCGGTAGATGACAATGTTATGTTCTGGAATGGTTTAATGGCTGACGGCACTTGGTTTGATACCGTGCAGGGTGTTTCATGGTTGTCTCAGAAAGTTCAGGTGAACGTGTTTAACCTGTTCTATCAGTCAACTACAAGGATTCCTTGGACTGAAACCGGTGTTTCAATGGTTAACCAGCAAGTTACGCTGGCACTGGAATTAGCCCGTACCAACGGTCTGATTGCTCCGGGTTATGATAATGAAGGCGTCTTCTATCCAGACGGCTACAAAGTCATTTCAACCGACCTCGCACTTCTGCAATCTCAGAAAGGTAAACGCATTTGGGAAGGTACTTCCTTCATTGCGATTGGTTCTGGTGCGCTGCAAGGTGCAGTTATCTCTGGCAACTTCGTTCAGTAAGGGTGCGCTAAGTGAAGCAGTATTCATTCTATAATACCGACCTGCTGATTGATGGCGCTCGCGTCGATGGTTTCACAGCCGGTCAAGCAGTTATCACTGCGCGTCGAAACGTGCCCCAGCACTTGCCAGTAATGGATGCATACGGCAAACTTGCCGTTGCAACTACTGCTGACTTGTCTGGTGCGATTACGTTCCCACTTCTGCAAACAGCGGACTGGAACCAGATTCTGTATGAGCGTGCTCAGCTGAGTCAGGCAACTGGTCTGTCTGGCAACAAATCTCTGTGGCAGCCGCTACAGATTCAGATTGTTGACAAGATGGGTGATGTGCTGGTCAATGGCGTCAATGGCGTCATCCTGCAACAGCCTGCTATCGTTCGTGGTGTTTCTTTCACTTCGAACCTGTGGGCAATCTACGTCGAACGTCTCCAGATTAAGACTGGTTCTTATCCAGAGATTGGCGTTTAAGTTTTAAAAGCGAGAAACATAAATGGCTTGTGAATTACTTACGCGGGAGTTTAAAAACTCCAAGGGTGAATCTAAACTCTTCACCACTCGCCAGTTGGCCGCAAGTAAAGCACTGGACTTGCATGTTGAGCTAATCGGTAAAGTGGGGACCAGTGTGTTCCCACTTATCGACAACAACTACAATTTCGGTGATTTGATTACACTCATGCGTCAGGCCGACAATAAAATTGTTACTGATTTAATGAAGCGTGTAATCTGCAATGCGAACATTGAAGGGACCGAAATCAAACCGGCAACCTTCGACATTCATTTCAGTGGTGAACTCATGTTAGTTTGCCAAGTGTTTGCCTTCGTTCTCGAAGCAAACTTCCAAGCTTTTTTCAAGCAAGGGCTCGAAATGAACGAACAGTTCAAATTGGCGGAGGAGGCCCGATTGGAGCAGGAACGGTTGGCATTGGAAGCGAACCAGACGAACCCGACGACCTAACAAGTCAATTTCCGGACATTCGGTATTTTCTGCATAGACCAATCATAGAAGATAGTTCCCTCTGTTCTCTTCGTGAGTTGCAGGACGGAACTTATTCTTTAATTGATTTACTCCTCTTCCACGATATCCTTGATTTAAGAAAGAAATTAAATCCTCCAGTTGAAACGGAACAGTGATGGCTAGCAGAAAAGAAATGATGGGCATGGATACGGAAACCCTCCGTATGCTTGGTCTTGAGGCCGGATTATCTTTTGAGCCCGGACTCTCGAAGTCCAAAATGGTTATACAACTGGAAACTCATCAAGCTTCCGGCTGGTTAGATGTGAACAGCCAACTTCTTCATGCAGATGCGGAAGGCGGCTTTGACCACATGCAGGGCTTTACAGGTCACGAAGAACAATCCATTTCTGACGCTGCAAGAGTTGCACAATCGTTGGCTGGTGCTGGTTACACTGAAACATTCCATTCAATCATGGGTGGCGGTCGTGACCATCATGTTGATGCCCTTCATCAATACATGCAGAAACTTGGTGTCTCTGCTGATGATGTTTGGATGCACATGCCAAAGGCGAACCCCAATATTCCGCCTCAGAATTTCAACATGCTGAAAGGTTATTTAAATAACCATTGGGATGATTATCAGGATATTATGCCTCCACTTGAAGGGCATTATGCTGGTGATATCATGGGCGAGTATGCTACGAATAAAGGCAGTGTTGCTGATTCGTATAATCATCTTGCATCCATGTATTTAAATAAAGCTGCTTACAACAATCCACATGCCTATGAAAAGGATGCGTCCATTGTTGCAACGCGTTTGGCTTCGGCAATGGGAAATCAATTCCTCGAAGTTGGTTATGCTGCTGCAACTGGTGCGAAGGTTGGATATCATTCCATTCTTCCGCAACTTGGCTCTGATGTTGTTCGTGGTACTCAGTATCCTCGCGAACCTTTGAATGCTGCTGGTTTACCTTTAGGTGCAACTGGTTCTGCTGTTCAAGGCAACCGCGCACATTATTCTTTGGTTGCTTCTTTGCTCGGTCGTCCAGAAGGTGCTGATGAGGCATCAAGTGCGATTCGTCAGGAAGTAAGCTCAACAATGAAGTCTCTGGCATCGTCTTATAAAGGCGGTGGTGAAACAGGAATGAATCCTTATCGCCATGAAACGTCAGAGCATGACTTATTGCTTGATAGTGCGACACGTTATGTTGGTATCGAAGAAGCTCGTTCAGGTTATGCAAACTTGGACGACACCTCATACAATCGCAACAACATTCAGGCTGTAATCGAAAACAGTTGGGACAAGATGGATGCTCAGGCAGCATCTGCACCATCTGGTGTTCCCAATCCAGACCTGCGTTTACCACGTCGTTCAGAGATTGGTACTCAATGGAGTGCTGATTTAAACGAACCAATGTCGTGGAATGCTGCTCGTTCTCGTAGAGAGAGCATTGCAATCTCAGATTTGGATGCTGCTCATGCAAACTTCCGTGATGTTGCTGATGGAAATCGTGGTACAAGCCCGATTAAGTATCACAACATGGAACAGGGAAGTGATGAGTGGTTCAAATTCCGTGAACAATATGATATCACTGGCTCAACAGTTGGCGGTTTCTTAGGTTCAAACAGTTATACTCGCCCATGGGCACAGTTCATGGACAAACTTGGAGTGACAAGGAACGAGACAGCTCCTAATTCATTCCAAGAAAAGATGTTTGCAATGGGGCACAAGCGGGAAGATGAAGCTCGCATCCGTGTTTCCAAAGAGCTTGGTCAGGATATCCAGCAAGTTGGTGCAATAACCAACGACATGTTCCCCGGAATGATGTATTCACCAGATGGATTAATTGGTGATGATACTTTATGGGAACACAAAGCTCCTGAACGTGCTGGTAAGTTTGCAGACTTAAATGCAGGCGAGCATCCAGACTACATGGACCAAGTTCAATTGGGTATGTTGCTCTCTGGACGCAAGAAAACTTTATTCTCGCAGACGATTGGTCAGCAAACACAAAATCAATGGATTGAACAAGACCCGGATTGGTACAACAGAAACCAAACTCGTCTTGATTCTGTGCTCAACCGTATGCAAGCTGGTCGTGACTTCCTCTCAAACCATGCTGACCTTCCTCAAGATGAATTGAAAGCCGGTGTTCGTAAAGCTGTAACAGGCGAAGGAATCTGGAAAGATGTTCGTCAGAAATCAGACCGTGGCTATTCACCAAATGCTGGTACAGAAGCTGACCCATTCTTAATAGGTGGTCGTCGTTCTTATAATGACGCTGCTCAAGGTGGCTCAGATTACGAACCGAACTTTGTGACTAGTGCCAATACTGGCCTCGTTCCAGTGGGCGGTAGCGGCGCTGAGACAGGCATGGCGCTTGCGGTTAAGCAAGGTGTACTGGCGGCAAGGGAAGAGGTAAAACGCGGCGAGGCTTCGGGAAATGCGGCAGGATTTGATGCTGGCGGTGCCGATGCGGACTTTGACGATTTGGGTATGCCTCGCGGCTTCTCTCGTCGGGCGTTCGACCGGGCCAACAGTGACGGTGCCGGTGGAGGCGGTGGAAACGGCGGTGGACGCAATGTCCCTGGCCCTGGCGCGTTTGACAACTTCGGCAATGGGATTGCATCGGGTTTGGCAAGCGGCTCGCTGCATGGCCTACAGGGAGGATTCCAGCGTGAGCTAGGAAACATGGGGCCGGTTGGTCAAACCCTGTTAGCTGGTATCGGCGCGGCGTCAATTGGTGGTGAAGTCATTTCAACAATGAATGACTATCTTGGAACTGCTCAGGATTTTGGTTCAAGCAATCCAATTCAATTTGACGCTCAACAGCAAGGCATGGAAATGCTTGGGCTTAACAAAGCTCAGGCTCAGCGTGCAAATGAAACAGTTCACTCTGCTTTCAACATGATGGCGAATGGCGACCCAAGTGCTGCCGCTCAAATGTCTGTTGCAACTCGTGGACTTATCACGCTTGCTGATATCCGTGAAAGTGGTGGCGACCCAATCAAGTTAAACCGCATCTTCGTTGAGCGTGCTCAAGCTCGTGGCTGGAGCCAACAACGAATTGCTGGTGCTGCTCAAATGGCAGGACTTGATGGATTTGCTCGCACTGCTTCAACCTCTGACCGAATCCGAAATGCTGCGGAAGGTCTTGATGATACTCGTGGTCGTCAGGATACTTCTGAGTTTGCGGGTGCTGTTCGTGAAGACAATGCAACTCGCGCTGCTGTATCTCCTGACTATTTCGTTCAACGTTATGGTGCTCAGGATTACAACGCATTGGTCGGTGGTTTGTCTGGCGGTATGTCAAAAGCATATCAGCTTATGGACAAAGCCGAACAAGTTACCCATGCCAAATCCCTTGCAGAAGCAACACAAATGCTTGAGTCTGGTGGCCGTGATTACGACGATAAAGGTAATCCTTTAACGAGTTCTACCGGTGCCAAGTATTCAATGCAGGTTCTTCCCTCTACTGCACGTGACCCAGGATATGGAGTTAAGCCAGCTCAAAGCGATACACCAGAAGAATACAATCGTGTTGGTCGGGAACTTCTCGATAAGATGGTTGGTAAGTATGCTGGTGATTATGACAAGGCGGCTGCTGCATATACTGACGGTGCCGGTACTGTGGACAGGGCTGTTAAACAGTGGGGCAATGACTGGCTTAAACATATGCCAGCACAGGCACAGAAACGAGTTGCTGATTTGCATAAATTGGCTACTGGTGCAAATGGATTTGCTGGTAATTCATCTGGCCCATCTGTTGGAACCATTCAAGTTAATGTCAATGCAACTGTTAATGGCAAACAGGCAACTGCAACTGCAACTGTCGGTGGTCAATCTCAGACGCACACTATTAATGTTGGTGGCGCTGTTTCTCAGAAGCGTTAAGAATGTGCGGGGCTTCGGCTCCGCATTTCTATTCAACTTTATTTGAAATTGATTTATGAAGGTGCCATTGTGTGGATTAGACGCGTTCAGGTCATAGTAACAAATAAGAATGACCCAAGTAAGCAAACAGTGTTTGAAAAGCACAGTATTGAATTTGAAGTTCGTTCCATCATAGGATGGGGTGCCGACACAGCGACAGTGACAATCTACAACTTAGATTTAGCTGAAGTTAAATTCTTACAGAATAAAACATTCGGAGACTTGCTCATTGAAATTCGAGCGGGTTATGCTGATATGTTAGTAGCTGGAGGTGAACGTGGACACTACAACACTAATGATGTTAACGGCCGTGAAGTTCGAATCAATGTTTCCGAGCCAGGCGTTTTGCCTACTATTTTCTCTGGCGTCTTAACAAACGCCGTTGGATTTAAACGTGCTCCTGAACATGTAACAACGCTGTTCTGTGTTTCGAAAGCAGCGGTCAACTCAACTGACTTCAAAGCAATGAAATCAATACCGCCGGGTGCAACATTGAAACAAGCTATTCTGTCTATGACGGCAGATTATGGGTTCAGTGTTATATCTACGTTTGGCTTGCTCGACCAAGACTTGAGCGCGGTTCTCCCAACTGGTCGTGTTTTTCATGACACTTTCCTAAATGAGTTTACTGCTCTACTTGAAGAGCACAATCTTCGTTTCTATATTTCGACCTCGGATATTCAAATATTCCCGGACACGTATGGCGACCAAGATGCAACAAGCCGAATGGCAAAAGACAGAGAGCCAATCAAGATAGATGCCAACACAGTTATTGGCACTCCAATTGCTGGCATTGCTGTCTTTGATTTAAATGTGTTTCTCCGCTCGGATATTCAACCGGGCATGGTGATGGACATTTCTCCTTTACTCGGCACTGAGTTACTGGCAAACGGAATCGTTGGTGTAACTGGCGGCAAACAATTGCTGAACTACGATGATTCAGTTTTCCGGTACGGTATGGAAGATAAGTATCTTATCGAATCTGTTATCCATCATGGGGCAACTCATGGTCGAGATTTCCAATCATCTATTCATGGTGTTCTTGGTGGCAACAATGCTGCTGGTTTGAATGAAGAAAACTGGCAACAGTGGTATGCCCGAAGCGGTATGAGTATGGAAGGTGAAGGTTTCTAATGTCTGATATTATTGGTGATGTTGGCAGTGCCTTAACTGGCGCTGTCAGTAAAGTTAAAAGTCGGTTCCATTACGGGCCGCATCCTTCTGTCATAATGTGGAAGGCAGGGAGTGCTGCACAGGTTCAAGAGAAAGATGATTCTATTCTTGGCTCTGTTGAAAATGCAATCTCTGGTGCCAGAAAAGCAATGGAGGAATTAATTGTTTCTCCAACGACGGACCAATTCAGTTCATTCAAGTTTGATGCAATGGTGAGCGAAGGCCACCTTGCACAATCTACGGTGACTAAGGTTCCAACCTCTTCTGGCTTTGTTGTTTCTGAACACATCATCAATCACAACAGAATACTCAAGTTGGAAGCTGTTGCTGTCAACATGCAGAACTCAGCACTTTGGACAGCATCTGTTCAAGGTCTGTCTGTGATTAGTGGTGCAATCTTTAACAATCCTGTACTTCCTGCAATCGGCGGATTATATGGCGTTGTATCTTCTGCGTTTGAAACAGAAGACCGTATCCAGTCAACGTATACTCTGTTTAATGATTTGCGTACATCTGGAACGAAGTTGTATATTTCAACCATTCTTGGGACTTATCTCAACTGTGTTATCACAGAGATTCGGGCCAAGCATGATAAACAAACAGCCGCGATGTTGGCTGTAGAAATAACTCTTGAAGAGTTGCAAGTAATCGGACCAGATGAACTAGCAGATGCAGCGAAAGCAGCAATTGCGTCATCATACGATTATTCTGAGTTTGCGAAAATGGCTCAGGGTTTGGGTATTGGTATTCTTGGCGGTGTTCCACTTCCAGGCCTAGGTTCAATAGCGCGTCCGACAGAGCAACTGAAAACTCTGAAAGGCAAGCTGACCAAACTGTCGCAACCTATCTCTTCTGTTAAAGGACGTCTGCTATGACAATAAGAGAAGAACGCGATGCACTCCAAGAGATTGCAAACTTACTTCCTCCTGGTTATGTGAAGGTAGTTCCATTCTCTGTATCCAAAGATATAGCATTTGAGTTCAATGGCGTTACACTTAAAATGTCTGCCTTGTACCTCAACCGAGCGTTGAACTGTTATATGTTTGACCTTTCATGGTCATCCACGGATGCAATTTACGGGATTCCAATTCGTTGTGGTTTAAATATTCTTGAGCAATTTGCAACACCATTGCCTAATCTCTATGCCAACAACCACGCATATCCGGGAAGTGAAATCACAAGCTGGCAACAGCTTGACTTAATCATTATTGATGAATCGGTGCTCGAACGTGGGTAGTCAAAACAATAACCGTGCTCCAGATATCAATACAGGATATCCAGGGTTCGCATATAACTTTGACGACGAATCCCAAACTTGTGATGTACAGCTTGCAATCGAAACACTCTTCATCGGAATGAAAGTTCCTTACTCTTTGCAGAAGAAGCAAAGATTGCAGAAGGTTCCGGTTCAATTCATCCAAGGTGGTGGATGGTCGTTAACGCATCCGGTTCCCGATGGTACGCCAGTGTATGTTCATTTCGCCCAGCGAGGAATTACACACTGGCTAGTTGAAGGCAAAGATAGTGCTGGAATGGTAAATGGAAAACCTGCTCCAGCATTCAGCCAGTTGTTTAATATCAACGCAGCGACTTGTACTATCGGGAACCAACCTATTCCTAAAGCGATTAAAGGATTTAACAGCAAGGTTGCTGAATTTCGAAACGCCGACAGAACCCAACGAGTAACTTTGGCGGGCGAAGGCTTAATAGAAATTGTTTCTGGCTCTACATACATTCATGTCAAGGATGGTGAAGTTGAAGTCAGCACGCAGAAGACAACTGTTAAGTCGCCGGAAATCATTCTGGATGGCAACGTCACAGTTACCAAGAAGCTCACAGTTAATGGTGGTGCAGCAATCTCTGGTGGCTCTGGACAAACATTCGAAGTCACAGGAAACGTTGCACACAACGGCTCTTATGTCTTGAATGGTGTCAAAGTTGATGGGCATGTTCATCCTAATCCTGAGGGTGGCAAAGTTGGGCCAATGGAGAGTGCATAATGGCGGGTAACTTAAAGTTAGATAGTAACCACGACATTATCCTTGGTCGTGGAATGACTCGTGTTGGTGGTGTTGAATATGTGGCGCAGTTGGTTAAATGCCGACTACTCACTTTGTTGGGTGAATGGCAGAACGATACTTCACTTGGATTGCCTTGGTTCGATGGTATTCTCTCAAAGGGTTCCAGAGTATCCGATATCCAGGTCGCGTTGGCAAATGTCATCCGCAGCACAAACCATGTAAGACAACTACTTTCAATTGATGTTGATGCGGATTATCGCACACGTAAGTTGAATGTTTCATTCACAGCCATTTCTGATTATGGCGATGTAACGGATATCGTAGAATGGCAGCTATAGTTTATGGCGTTACCGATAAAGGATTTGTTCGCAAACCTTTGGCGGCTGTGGTTGACAGTCTCAACTCAAGATTCACGGCTGCTTTTGGTTCTACATTTGATGTGTCTCCTGAATCTCCAGATGGTCAAGTAATTGGTATCGTTGGCAATGAAGCTGCGCTTTTGTGGGAACAATGTCAGTATGCTTTCAACTCCTATCGTCCCGGTGCTGTTGAGGGTGTTGGACTTGATGCGGTCTGTGAACTTACTCGAACCAAACGATATGTGAATAAGCCAACTGCCGTCACTGTTGAGTGTGAAGGCTCTGCTGGTTCTGTCGTTCCTGCTGGCCTAATTGTTGGTGATGGAACATATCAGTTTGAAACCAAAGACGAAGTAATTCTTCCGGGCGACGTAACTGGATATTGTACAACTCCGGGTGCAATCTACATTGCTCCGAACACAGTAACCAAAATCATTTCTGGTGGAACTTCAAGCCTTACTTCTGTGAACAATTCAGAAGAAGGTGATATCGGTATTGTTTATGAGTCAGACCCAGCGTTGCGAGTTCGTCGCGACAAAACAACAGTTTCCGATGGTTCAGCGACAGCGGAAGCAATCTACTCTGCACTCGCTGACCTCAATCTTGATTACGTTCGTATTCGTGATAATGATACCGGCGCTGCTATTGGTGCTCAGCCGTCAGGCACTATCTATGTGGTAGTTGATGGTGGTACTGTTAACGACATTGCCAAACGAATCTATCAGAATAAAGCTGGTGGTGTTCCTACATTTGGTAAGGTCGAAGCAACAATTAAAGACAGTAAAGGTTATCCGAAAAAGATTAAGTTTAGTAGGACAACCAAAGTTCCTGTTTTCTTTGATATCAAAGTTAAACGACTGCCGGGTGCGAACCTTAGTTCAAATGACGTTGAGGTTTCTGTCCAGGATGCTGTTCAGGCATACGTTGATTCACTTCAACCGGGTGCTCCAGTTGTGTGGTCTTATTTGATTCCACCAATTCTGGCTGCTGTTGCAGGTATTCAGATTGATGATTTGGAAGTTGGTAAGACTGCCGAAACAGTGGCTAAGACCACAGTTGAAATGGATATCGACGAACGTGCATCTACCGTTACTGCGAACATCAAAGTAACTGATACAACCAATACTCCGTAGGTTTAAAATGGCTGAACCAAAACGCGGCTTGGGGATGTTGCTTTCGCAATATAAGCACTCCCCAAACCTTAAGAAGTACATTCAATGTTTTCTGGATGAGTTCAAGGAAATTGAACAAACCATGAAAGACGTTGTAAAGTATCGCTACCTTGCAGATTCTTTTGGCGTGATGGTTGATGACATAGCCTATATAGTCGGAGCAAGCCGTATCCTCTATGGTGCGGCTGCTCTTGGCTTCTTTGGCTACTATGAAAACCCGGCTGCTGAAAGTACAGGTGACGATAATCGACCCGGTGTTGGTGGTATTCTTCGTTCTGATTCTGACCGAAACTCAGGCGACTTTATCCGCACAGATGTTCAGTTAAAGAATGCCATTCGTGGTCGTATTATCAAAACGGTTACGAACTGCTGCATCGACGATTTACTTTTGTTCTGCGACTTGGTCGTGGGGCGGGAGTTGGATTTGGAAATAGTTGAAGGAGATTTAAAAATGGACTTCATTGTCCATGGAACTCTCCCAACTACAGAGCGTGTTCTTCTTTCATTTATGATTCCTGATATTAAACCTGCTGGCATTCAATGCACGCTGAGGGATAATTCAGGTAACATTGCTCTGGTTTATTACTCAACTGACTATCCGGCGAATGTGATATGACAAATAGGGTTAGTAATCTCTCACAGATTTGGGCTGAAAATGGTATAGCTACTGACCCTGATTTGGACACAACACATCCAATCTATCAGCCCGGCAAGTATGCTAAAGGTTGGATTGTTGAGAAAGAACCGCATCAATGGCAGAACTTTCTATATCAAGTTTCAGACCTCAAGAACCAAATCATTGCATCTGAACAGATTCCTGAGTGGGATGCAGACACATTGTATGCTGTGGATGCTGTTGTTCGTAAGGGCGATGATTTGTATGTCAACATTTCAGAAACATTGCTTGACGGCGAAGACCCAGCAACGGGAACAGGCTGGAGCAAAATTATTGGTGCGGATGCTGATGCTGTTAATACAGCAACACAAACACTCGACACCAAAATCACAAACCACCTTGCTGCCGACAATCCTCATAACGATAGCATCCATGCAATCGGTGGTTATGAGAAGGAAGAGATTGATAATTTCCTTGGTTCGCCAACAGACCCACGAACTATTGTCTACCATGAAAGTATAACCGGTAAAACAGCACATGCCGAAACTCCGGCACAAGTGGGAACACTTCCTGTGGCTGGAGGTACATTTACAGGCGATGTTGCTTTTGATGGCGGCGTTACCATTGGGCCGGGTTCATTCCAAAAAGATGGTCCTGATTTAAAAATGAGTAATGCTGGTGGTTCAATCATCGTTGAAGCAGGTGGCGATGTTGTTTATGGTGAAGATGCTACTGGTAACAGAAGCGAAATCACCACGGTTGCAAACTTCCAAAGGCAGCAACGTGCTGTGAACAATTTGTTCGCACTCCCACAATCAATCATTGAAGTTGATTTCCGTGCTGGCAGTTTAAGCTGCATGGGTATTGGCAGATACACAATTGATGGTGGCAACAAGACTCCAAAGTTCTCCAGCAAAGGTTGGGAAATAGAGGCCGGATTCTTAGTCACTGGTTTAGAATTCAACATACCTCGAACTGACTTGGTTGAGTACTATGCCGGAGATGTGTTCAGACGTATCTTGGTTGAGTCTGTAGTGCCGATTGTTGGGGCACTAGACTTGAAAGATATCATGACACGTATTGCACCAGATGCAACTCATTTACAACGAATAGTTGTATGGCCGTCGCTCAACAAGTACCAGAAGTCCACACTACTTCCGAAGTATGCCTCACTGTTCTTACAGAATGATACTTCGAATTCTCCAGGAACTGCTTGGTATGTCAGCAAAGTTGACACCAACATTTTCGAAATGCCTAATGCAACTGCTCCGAAAGGTTCTCAGTATATTGGCGCATTCATGTGGAGTGCTGATGATGTTCGTGGTGGTCGAATCGACAATACTGCTGTATGGACAACTTCAGATGACACAGTCGTTAAGATTGGAAGTGTCTCAAGTTCAGGTCAGGCTGTAGTCAGCATCCTTAAAGCTGGTGTTGCTGTTCTCGTTTGTAAATGGGGCGGCATGGTTGCCAAGCTAACAATCACTGCAAAATAGGAACTTAAATGCTCCGTCCAAAACTTGGGCGCATTTGGGCTGATAACTCAAGTGTTGCTCGTCGCGACCCAGGCGACACAAAATATCTCACTGGCTGGTTGTCTGAGATTCCCACTTATCAGGTTCTCAACTTCCTCCAGTGGAAGAATGATTTAGTCATTCAGTCATTGGCTGAACGTGGTGTTCTGGAATGGGGCGGTGATGTAACCTACAAGAAGGGTGCAGCGGTTTGGGATGAAACCAACAATAAAATTTATATTGCGTTGTTGGATAATCCTGATAAAACCAAAGCCCCTTCCACCAACCTAAACCAATGGACTGGCTCAGCAATCCAACTTTCTCGTTCGGCATATGATGCCACGGTTAAGAAGATTGATGACCACGTTGCAGATGTAACTGGTAATCCACACAAACTTACTCCGGGACGTTTGGGAACTTACACAGTTGCACAGATTGATGCTCTGGTTGCTCAGTATCGTGCCGAAGTTCAAACTCATGCCAATCGTAAAGATAATCCCCATAAAGTAACTGCAACTCAGATTGGTGCTGTACCAGTTGAGGGCGGTACTTACACTGGCGATGTTACGATGGGTACTGGTCAACTCTTCCTGTCTGCCGATAAGACTCGTTTAATCAAGTCTGACTCAACTGGCGTGTACATGAAGAATGCTGCTGGTGCTATTGGTATTGATGCTGCTGGTAAAGGCTTTGTAAAGGCTGGCTCTGAAGCCGCATCTGAGATTGTAACAAAGTCCACTTTTGCGGACAATAAAGCAACTGTGGAGCCAAACTACGCCATTCCTCAACCAGTGTTCTATTTGCCACTTGCGTCAGATTTGAATATTTATATTGGTGGTGGTACAACACTGTCTACTCAAAACGATACGGCAATAAACTGGAATCCTCAGATTTTTAATGGCGCGTATTTTGGCACAAGTGCTGGAAACAATCCACAATACGACAGTAAAATAACCTACACATACAAACCACTTGAAGGTCTTAAAGACATGACGGTTTGTGTTGATATTTATCTCGACAGTGTTGGTTCTGACAGTTTGTGGGATTTGTATGCCTCTGCTGGCTCGGCAACTGGTTGTGGTGTTATCCAAGTAAATAAAGACAATACCGTCTGGTTCTGGTCTGAGGCTGGTTCAACCCCAACTGTATCTGTTCAAAACAATTCATGGCACAGAGTTGTTGGGGTAAGAACTGCATCCTCTTTGATTCTGTATTTAGATGGTGTTCGGGTTGCTACTGCCGCTGTAACTAATGGGCCAATCACCGGTGATGCATACAACTTCATCCGTGGTAATGTACAATCTACCGCAAATCAAAGATACATTAAAGTTAAGAACTTTAAGTTGTGGGTTGGTGCCTTAACAGATAATCAAGTTTCAACATTGTAAGGTGTAACAATATGGCCAAAGGTTGGTCTTTCGGTGCTCTAACTGAAGCACTAAAGGGTGCGGCATTTCTTGATATTGGAACTGTTGCAAATTCAGTTGCTGCTGGTAACGACAGCCGTATTGTTGGTGCTGCCCAAAAAAGTAGGAACTTGGGCGACCTACTCGACTATGCAGCAGCAAGAAATCAACTTAGCGCTGCATTTGTGAATGGCGATGGAAATGTTGATTTTTACTGTCGTAACAATGGGGGGCCGACTGCTGCTGTGAATAATCAGCGACTTGATTTTAGGTTGCTGTCTAAGGCCGATACAGAAGGGAATGAATTTACTCCATTCAAAGTTGGAGGTGCCACACAAGGTGCTCAAGCAGTAAGATTAGACCAGTTCCAAAGTGGCTCTAATGGTAATGGTGCTTGGACTAAGATTCCAAATGGGCCAATGTGGTGCAGGCAGAACTTATCTCTTGCAGCAAATGCAACCACAACTTGGAATTTCCCTGCACAGTTTCCTGGAAGTCCTGCTGTATTCTTCTCATCTTTCAATGGTGAGAACCGAGCATGGTTTAACGGCATTTCTGCCAATGGTTGTAACATTTACAATCCACAAAATGTCGCAGTCAACGTTAACGTGTATGCGATATGGTAATTGATAAGGGCTACAAAGTGGATAGACAAACTATCCAAGCTATCTTTGTTTTCATGCACCAGTATGGAATCTTACATGGCCTGCTTGCAGGCTTAGTAGCATTGATTCGTGGAGCTTACGAAAGTGAAGGACTTGGAAAAGCGCTGCTCGATGCGGCCTTATGTTGTGTTATTGGAACGTTTGTCTTCTCACTTCCAATTCTGGATGGTTACTTGGTTAATCACCCAAATGCTGGTTTTGTTGCTTGCATTGTAATTGGTGTAGTTGGTGCGAAGTTAATTATTACAACTATTCGTGACTCATTCACAGCTGCGATTAAACAGTTGAATCCATTAACGTGGTTCAAGAAAGCAAAATAAGGAAGCCTGATGCGGAAATTCTTTCTGCTCATCCTTCTTCTAATGGCTGTCCCGGCTTCGGCTGGGACTTCTTTCAAATGGAACGAGCCGTTATTAGATTATGCTGCACAACTTTATTTGAATGGTGCTGCTGGCAAAGTCTCAGATGTAGACTGCATGTCCAAAGTTATTTTCTTCGAAGCCAGAGGTGAGAAACCTGCTGGAAAGATTATGGTTGCAAATGTCGTACACAACCGAACTCAGTTTGGCAAGCCATTTGCAAACACGATTTGTGGTGTTGTCTACCAGAAAGGACAGTTTTCATGGACGAAGAATAAATGGAAACGGAACACAGATTTTCAGTCTGTAGCTCTAAAATTTAATAAGAAAGAACACGAAAGTGTGAAAGAAAGTCTCAAAATTGCGTTATATTTCGTACTTTTTGAGCCGAAAAATACCGGAAAATGTACTCATTTTTCATCAAAATCTGACAAGTTTGGACGAACTTTGTACGTTAAACAAGTTGGAAATCACAAGTTTTATCAATATTTAGGTAACAAATAATGGATTTCTTAGAGAAGCTAGTACTCATTTGGACTATCGTTTGGTGCACAATCTTTGTTGTTAATTGTTGTTCACCACGTAAATCCCCAACCGAGAAACTGTGCAACAATCTTGTTCGACTTTTGAATGCACTGTTTGTGTTTGCAGTTGCAGCGTGGGTGTACTGGGTTCGATGATTTGATGGTTAGATGCAAGGAAGAGGTGGTCGCGCAAGCGAACACTTCTTTCGCGCTTATAAGAACAACATAAGTTCCTATATTCAATTCCAAATATTGTCTCAATATTAAGAGTCTATATTTGAAATTGGATGGATGGCCAGTGGAACATACTTTGTCGGTCGACTGTTCCAAAATAGATTCGATTCGAGATTCGTATGTGATTCGAAATTTAGATTCGTATTAAGATTCAAATTTTTATTATAATTTTTTTTTTATTCGACCAATTGGAATTCGAATGTGTGGCTATAATTTTTATTTTTTGGGGCCGAGGAACAGAAGCCCAACAACGTCCTGTCGGACTTAATAATACGGTCCCTTAACCTTTTTCTTCCGAAGCCTATCGGCTTCAATTCAACACCAAAGTAGCTCCTGCTTCGCAGGCATAAGGTCAACACAATCTGGTCAACACTGTGCTCTGTAGGTATCATGATGAGATAGCTACGCAAACTAAATCCGTTTCATTGGGATTCGGAGTTGTTTGTGGGCTTAGTTGATTGTGTATTCAAACCTTGGAGCTTATCATGACTAATTCAAACGTTGTTAAATCTGTTGTCCCTTCTATCACTTCTGCTATCTACCGCGCTAAAGAAACACAGAGCTATATGCAGCCACAGACTTGTGCCATTGCCGCTCTTGCTATCTTCCACATGATGACGTCATTCACACGTGACGATGTTGTACCAGCCATGGCCATGGTTAGTCTTGCAGAAGCCTCTATCAAGAAGGCCAACTCCACTAACAATGACCTGAAACAGTTCCACTATGTTGACCCATCCATCAACTTGATTGGACTGGCTAAGCACTTAGGTTATGTCAGCATTGCAGAAGATAAGTCATTCACCATGACTGAGCGTTGGATTGAACTCGTTTCAACTAAAGAGACTTGTACTCCTCTGACAGAAGCTGTGTCAGAACTCAATCGTCGCAAACCATTCATCAAGGGTGGCAAACGTAAGCCTTCCAAACTGATGTCAGAATGTATCGACTTCCTGCAATCAACTGAATACCATGTTGATGCACCAATGGTTGACATTGTTGGTGATGTATTGAACATGACTCACGGTGACATTCCAGCTGTGATTCAACAAGAACTCCATGTTTGGAACAATGCTCGTAACATGGTTCGTGAAGATGTGCTGTTCTCAGACTACTTCGCTGATAACCGTGGTCGTCTGTATCACGTTGCATGTGCTGGTCCAAATCCACAGTCATCTGACTTTGCTCGTTCACTCTATTCTCATAACATCGAGAACATTGTGAAGAAAGACAGTGCAGCATATCAGATGTTCATGGCTGAACTTTATGATATCTCTGGTGGCAAATGGACCGAAGCTCGCATGTTGACTCGTGTTGCTCAGAATCCAGCAGGCGCTCTTGCTCACATGTTACGTTCAGGTGATGCACCTAAGAAGCCATTTACCTACATTCGTCTGGCATTAGATTGGTTCAAGTTTGAAACAACTGGTGAATGTGATTCACGCGTTGGCTTTGGTTTAGATGCAAAATGTTCTGGTACTCAGTATCTGGCATTCATTGCAGGTAACATGACTATGGCTCAAGCAACTGGTTTGGTTAACAGTGAGTCCAAAGCATCCGACCCATATCAACTCTCGCTGGTGGAACTGATGAAACTCTTAGAGAAGTCATCAATGAATCCATCTGATGAAATCAAGGCACAGTATTTCAATCCGAAAGATGGCCGTAACTTCATCAAGACTCCATACATGGCAGTACAGTATGGTGGCGGTAAGAAAGCACTCACTGGCAACAAAGACTTTGCAACAACTGTTGCTACAATCTTCGGTGCTGATAAAGTTGACGCATTTGCTGAACTTGCTGTTGAAGCTGTAAAAGCAGCACTTGGTGAGAAAATCAACATGTTCATCGCTAAGGTGATGGAAGCTGTTGCCAAGAAATGTGAAGCAGAAAGCAAGCTGTACATTGATTACCGTCACACTGATGGACAGGTTGTTCATAAGCCTTGCTACCCATCTCGTGAAATCTGTGATGCATTCAGCATTCGTGTTGACTCCACAACTCGTGTAATCTTTGGACAACAGAATGAAGGTAAGCCTTGGATGATTCGTGAGACTCAGCCAACAGCAGAAGAATTCGTTCGTACCTTCGTAGTCAACTATATTCAAGGCATTGATGCGCTGGTGGCACGCACAGTTGCTAAGTATGCAAAGAAAGCTGGACTTCGTGGTTTCACTTCAATTCACGATTGTTTCCGTTGCTGCTTAGCAGATGCACCAGCAATGATGGATGTAATTCGTCAGGCATATGTTGAAATCTTTGTGAAGAACAATCAGTTCGAAGCATTGGCTAAACAGATTGGTGGCATTGATATGTTCCATACCAACATCGTTACAGAAGAACTGTTAATGAGCGAACACGCTTATTACTTCTGTCAGTAAGTTCCAAATCAATTAAGGGCTGCTTCGGTGGCCCTTTATTCTTTTAATAAAAACAAAATCCATTCCTCAACCCAAAGTGTTGTTGTAATATTGCGACAATATTTTGGCTTTAGTTGGATGTGAAGAAACAAAATTCTGCATGTCATTCTGTTATTGGTGTACAACAATATTCAGCATGTCAACTTAGTCACAGTGAATGTTACAGGTTTAGTCAACTGTAGAACTCCCTGAGACGGCTACTCAAAGTTCCAGCTTCCATGATTGAGTAAGAGTTTTGCAATTCAATATTGAGCAGATAGGATTGGTCAGCCTACAGGGGGAAGCGTATGTATCGGACTTCCGAAACGACTGTTGAGATTGGAGAATGTTCCATGTGAGTTATGAAATTTCCAAGTCCTATTATAATGGCCCTAACACAAGCCGGGACTATTGGAACTTTGGTGCTTACTTTGAATAGTGAATCCAAAATCGAGAAGTGAGTGGCATCC